ATGCTGGAACCAAGTCATAACGACGAGCTACCGCCTATTCCCGGCAAACGCTACTTCACCATCGGTGAAGTCAGCGAGCTCTGCGCGGTCAAACCGCACGTTCTGCGTTATTGGGAGCAGGAGTTTCCTCAACTCAACCCGGTCAAGCGCCGCGGGAATCGTCGGTATTATCAGCGACAGGACGTGCTGATGATCCGACAGATCCGCGCGTTGCTGTATGACCAGGGGTTCACCATCGGCGGCGCCCGCTTGCGGATGTCCAGCGATGAGGTCAAGGATGATTCCCTGCAGTACAAGCAACTGATCAAACAAATGATCACTGAACTGGAAGACGTTTTGGTCGTGCTGCGCACCTGACGCCGTTCAATCAAAATACTTCCATCATTCAAAAGCTTAGGGTATATTCCTCGACGCTTTCGCAAGAAGCGACAACAGATTCACGCCTAGTCGGGGCGTAGCGCAGTCCGGTAGCGCACTAGCATGGGGTGCTAGGGGTCGAGTGTTCGAATCACTCCGTCCCGACCATATATTTCAATGACTTAGCCGCCTTTTTGTGGCTTTGTTGTTTCTGGGTCAGTGACTTTTCGAGTGACCCTGCCGTTTTTCATCATGCATTCCTCCTCTTAAGAATCGTCAGCGCTGGTGCGCGTGAGTCGGTTACTGATACCTTATTTGCCGCTGCAATCAACTGATCCAGCTCTGCTGCTGAGTAGTGACTGGTGATGCTTCCGTTCTTGTGGCCTAGCAATGCCTTGCGATCCTCTTCTGTCACGCCTGCTGCACGTAGCCTTCTGCCAAAGGTGTGCTTCAGGTCGTGAACACGTATGCGCAAATACCCATCGTGAGCCTTGCGCAGGAACTTCTCTCCCCATTTCGCCGCCGCCCTGACTCGTGCCTTCTTCCAGGCCGAGTCATTCATCCGGTGAACGGTCGTTTCATTCCCTTCACTATCTGGCTTGCCAAACGGAAACACGTACAGCGGATGCTTGCCGCGCTGCTGCTCGATGACTGATTTTGCAACGTCATTCAAAATCACCAAGCGCTCATCCCGGTTTTTCACGCCGGCCTTCGCGCTTCGGCCGCCAAACCCGGCTGGGATCAGAAACACACTGGTCTTCAACTCGGGTACCGGAATTTCCCAATCCCACTGTAATTTGCACACCTCTTGCTCCCGGCAGCCGGTGTTCACCTTGAACATTGCCATCGTCTGAAGGTGCGCCGGTAACTCAGCGAACAGAATCGATTGCTCATCCCACGACAAAGGGTAGGGCTTTCGGGAGTTCGTCTTTTCGTCCAGCAGTGAAATCATCGGCACCACGTCCAGCCATGGCCGCCGCTCTTCGTCCCGCCACTTCCTTGCGCAAAGATTCAGAACCCTGATGACGCGTTGCAGCGCGATATTCACGGTTCGGTTCGTCACTGGCTTTCCCTTATCCGGCTGAAGCTTGGACTGGATGTAGGGGGCCAGTGAGTCGTCATCTATATGGGTGATGGGCAGGTGCCCAATAAACGGGTCGAGCTGTTCCATGTAAGTGGCTGAAATGTGGATCGATGCCTGGTTCTTCACCTCGAGCAGGAAGCGAATCGACGCCTCCCGCCACGTCCGGACCTGGCGCACGCCATACACCTTTCGCTGGCGTAACTTTTCCAGCATGTGGATCAGGTATTGCTCCGCTTCCGCCCGGTCACTAGTTCCAGTACTTTCTTGAATTCGTTCTCCCCGGTATTTTTTATCAATCTTCCAGATGCCGTTCGGCATTTTCTGGAGCCCTGTGATTGCTTTTTGGGCCATTCGGTTGCTCCTTTGGCCCCGGCATGGCGCTCGCTGCGGGGCTGATTGTTGTCCTGATTGGCGACCTTTTCAATCGCCATGGCTTGGATGTACGCGTCGGCCCACTCATCAATCTCGTGCCGGTCAAAGGCGATGCCCTGTTTCCCGATCGGGAATTCCCGAACGTGGGGTCTGACCGTCTTGTCGAATTCAGCCCGACACATGCCGAGGTAGCCGTACACGTCACGCGCCCGGATAAAGCGCGGCGTAATGCCAGAAGGCTGCGCCGCAGTTGCATTTGCCATGTTGGCTACCTCCGTCCAGGGTCTATGCGGGGTTGAGTAGTTGTGTGGTGTCTTCCGACTTGATTAGCGCCGCCGCCTTAGTCGCTATCGCGATTGCCTCAGGATTGGTCTCATCGTGCTCGAGCATTTTGGCGATATGGAATGCCTCTTCCGGCGATACCGGGGCTAACAGTTCGACCGCCAGATAATGATCGATCTCTTCGGCAGCGCCGCATTTCGTAAGGGTGTACTCAAGCAGGCGACCGCAGGTTTCACAGTGACAGCAGCCGTCATTTTCTTGCAGCCATCCGCCATCAACGTACTCAGCCACACCTGCTGCAACCTTGGCATCAGCGCATGTCCGGCAATAAGAGGGGCCTTGATCTGCACCGCCCCCTCCGATCCAATGCGGGTATGGAACATCCAGGACGGAGGCGTGCTTGGTCAGGATTATGAGAGCCGAATGTGCAATCTCCGGCGTAGTCGCATCGTTTGTTTCGGACACAGATATCTCCCGCCCGCCGTACACCGGCAGGCATTTGGATGGGGAAGGGGTTAGGAAAACAGGTCGGGCGGCGGACGCTTGGCCCGGCGAAGCGGAAGGTTGTGTTTCGGGTAGAAGTTTCGGCGTGCCGCAAGCCAGGCCTTGTAGCCCCAGCCATTGCGAGTTCGGTAGGGATACGACTCGTCGATCGCTTTGCTGGTCGCCAAATCATCCATGCCTTCAGCCTTGCACCGCGAATACATCGACTCCATCCGCTGCCAGCATTCGGTGTACCAGGTCATGCCGCCTCCTTGCCGCGCTGCCACCAGAACCAGGCGCGGGCCATCTAGCGATCCAGATAGCTGCCATTGCTAAGACGCTGGCTCTGGCACCACTCCAGCGTGCAGCTGTGGTCATCGGCGTAGGCCTGTTCGAATTGGTCTCGGCTGGTCATCAACAATCCCCCCACGCCAATTCCTTGATGTAGTCACCGCCTTCGCATACGACTTCGCCGGTAGAGAATGACTGTGCAGCGATCAATGCTTCGGCCTGAGCCCTCCCGGTCTTTGCACGCTCCAAGGCAAGCTTGGCGTGTTGGGCCTGACGCAATTTGCGAACCCGGTATGAGTTCATTGCATCCTTCAGTTCTGGATAGCAAAAACGCCGTGATGAATCTTTCAGAATGCGTTTTCGATATTTCTTGAAGCTGTTTTCGCCGTAAATCATCGGCATTCGGTGCTGGAAGTCCCTTACCACGTAGTAGCAGTGCTCCGTTTCGCCGATTACGATGTATCGACAACACTCGATGGTGACGCCGTCAGGTCCGATTGAGTCCGTATACCTGAAATGGTCCGGGCCAAGCTTTGTGTTTTCCATGAGCGCACAACTCCTCGCCGCATACGCAGCAGGCAATAGGGATAGGGTGGTTGTTGACCGGCGATCAGACCGGTTGAATCAACCGATCAGCGCCAGCTCAGATATAAAAGGAATCGATTTCCGGTTGCTTCACGCTCAAGGATCTATCGCATGCAATCCGCACAGGACTTCAGACACGCAGCGCATAAGTTGATCTTGGCTCTGGATGCATCAACAGCTGAGATGATGGGATTGATTGCTTCAGGATCTATGAATACAGAAGAGTGGAGATCGGCCGTCGGTGCGCAGCAAGAAGCTTTCGTTGAGTTGCATCTTTATCTGAATCAACCTGGTGCTGACGCGCTGATTCAGGAAATCAGTCGTTGCAAGCAATAGGGATGGGGTGGGGCCGAACGGGCGGCGGGGTTACTTGTTCTGGCGTAAGGCTTCAGCAGCGCACAAGGCGCCGTATTCCTTCATCTGCTCGATGGTGTAGCCGGGGACTTCGCGTTCTGGCTGAAGGAAGCCCCAGTGGCGTGGAGGGTGGGGTAGGACGATAACGGGAGGCAGAAGCCGCTGTTGCATTTGCTCACAGCCGCACCGAGCTGGATGTGCCTGTGGTTGTTGGCATCGCTGACTCATAACCCCTCCTGCTGATACGTGCCCACTTCGCTCTCGTCGGCGGCGCTGGCGGCTTGGATGATTGCCTCGCGGCGAGATTTGATCAGCGAGACCAGTTCGTGCCGGTCGATTTCCTTCGCTCCCAGCTGAATGGCGCGGGCGCGCTTGGTCAGGCAGATGTCGTAGTGGCTTTTAACGGTGCCGGGGAACTGATGCCAGCGCCGCGCGATGCCGATCTTGTCGGCCATGGCGTGCAGCTCTTCTTCAGTGTCGGCGAGCATGTGGCACATCTTCATCCGGCGGTACGGAATCTGTTCGTTATCGACGTAGACGGGCATGGCGATATCCCTGTAACCCATAAAGGTTACTTTTCGAGATGTAACCTCTGGAGGTTACTGTGGGGTTGGTCAGGCGGCGACGGCTTGGCGTTGAGCCACGCGCCATGGATCGTTGGCGCGGGCGAGGGCTGCCATTGGCGGCGGACTTACGCTGTTACCGCACATGTGGACCTGTTCGGTCTTCGTGAATGGCTTGCCGTCGGCGCCATGCGTGATGATGTAGTCCGGCGGGAAGCCCTGCGCCCGGTACAGCTCAGCCGGTTGCAGCATGCGAAGCCGGATGTCGACGATCACATAGGGCGTGCCCTTCACCATGACGGTCACCAGGCCGAGCCGGTCTTTGGTGGTGATCGTGGGCGCCGGCTGGTCGCAGGTGCTCATGTTCTCGGTGCCGTAGTAGCTGATCAGGAACGCAGCGACGCGCAACGCCCCCTCTTCATGCTCTGGTGACAGTTCGAAACTGACCAGCGAGCTCTTTCCGCCACCACCGGCAGTTATCGTCGGCGATGGGTCGGTCAGTGCCTGGCCAACGCTGGCGCCGAACTGCCGTTCCATGAAGGCGGTCATCAGGCCGTGGTGCGTGCCGCCCGCGCTGACAGTGTGCAGAGGATCATCCGCCGCCCGGGCGTCACAGTTGCCTCGCAGGTGTAGAAGACTTGCAGTCACCAACTGCTGCTGGCTGCCGGTGTTCGTCACCGTGGTCATCGGGTCGTTGAGGCTTTTGGCGTCGGTGGTGTTGAAGCCGCCATTCATCTGGGCCATGAAGGCGGTTGCGATGCCCATGGCGTGCGCTGCCCCGGCTGGCCGCTGGTAATTGCCGCCACTGGTGATGGTCGGTAGCGGTTCGTCCAGCGCTTTGCCTTCATCATCAAATCGAAATTTGACCAGGTGCGCAGCGGCAAGCGCATGTTTCACGCCTCCGGCGACTACGGTACCGAGAGGCTGATCAAGATCCTGCGTGCGCGGCTGCTGGCCTTCGCGTTCCCCGTAACCGGTTTGCACGAGGGTCGGGCTGATTAATGTCAGTTCGCCGCGGTTGGCACAAGTCACGGTCGGCAGAGGTTGGAGCGGATCGTTGATGCGGTCGCTGCCTTGGTGTGTCGCTGGCGCGATCACTGGGCTGACGACAGAGAATGAACCGCCTTTCGGATATGACGTGACTGTGCGCAGCGGCTCATCCAACGATTGAACAGTCTCGGTTGACCAGTTCGCGATCGGAACAATGAACGGCGCCGGGTTGTCGATGACGAATTTCTTCATGCCTTTGGCGATCCGGCGTTTGGTGGCGTCGGCCAATTCATCCTTACGACCAAAAATGCTTTTGCCCAGGTCGCTGAAATCGATGCACTCGGCGGCGGTGCGGTACTTCTGCTGCCCCTTGCCGGGCTTCTTGGCGTGGGTCGGCTCCGGCCACACGATTGGCTGGCCATCACAACGGGCAATCATGAACAGGCGTTCCCGGCTGGTTGGCGCGCCGAAGTCGCAAGCCTTGATGACACGCCACTCGACGGCGTAGCCCATGCCTTCCAGAAGTTGTACGAACCGGCGCCAGGTAGTGCCGCGGCGTTTTGGGTCAGGCACCAGAAACTGCTGGCCAACGGGGACAACCTCGCCAGGCTCGGCGACAACCTTTTCAATGACCTCCTTGCCCTTGGCATTCAGTACCGTGACCAGCTTGATAGCGCGCCCGGTCGCTTTGTCGCGCTTGGCGATCAGCGGGCCCCACTGCAGGATCTGCTTCACGTTCTCCAGACTGATGACGCGGGGCTTCTTCTTGCCTCCCCACTTCAAACCGATCCACGACAGATTGCGGATCTCCCGCTTGCGTGGTTGGCCGCCGGCTGCCTGGCTGTGATGTGTGCAGTCGGGACTCATATGGAACCAGCCGACCGCCTTGCCCCCGCATTCCGTGTCCGGATCACCTTCGAACACGTCGGTGGTGAAGTGCTTGGCGCCAGGGTGGTTGATGGTGTGCATGCTGATCGCCTTGGCGCTGTGGTTCTTCGCCACGCTGACCTTGCGACCTAGGCCCATTTCCAGCCCGGTTCCGGCGCCGCCACCGCCGCAGAAGAAGTCCACGACGATCTCATCGTCTTGCGGGTCGAAGCCAAGGCCGTACTGCGTTTTGAAATCGAAGGGGTGTTTCTTCTGATGTGCAGACATAGAGGATCCTCGCCAGTGGCGTGATTCGTGGAAGTGGGGTATTTAAAGGAAAAATATTGGAGCGAGTTGGATGCAGTTTTTGACTTTGAAACTTGTCTGCACGGTACTTCTCTGCTCGTGCGCAATCATTTCGTGCATTTTGTGGATTGGCTCTGCAATGGTTAAGGCTCCTTACGTGGAGAAGGTCTCAGACGATGGCTGGACGGAAGCCGCATTAACCCGAACAGAGGAAGGGAGAACTTTCGATATCATCGCCACCGCCGATTTGCAGACAAAGTGGAACAGGTGGGCAGCAGGATTTGCCGCTGCCGCCGCCGTGTTCCAAGCGATTGTTGCGTGGATCACCTATTGACCAAAGATGTGCAGATTCCTTGAAGTGGAATGGCCTACGCTTACCTCTCCACAGGAAGGGAGAAGGTCATGAGCGAAGACAGGGAAAAGGCGTTGGCGCTGGCACTGAAAGCGGTACTCAGTGCCGCGCGCAATCAAGGGCTCGATCTGGACGAACTGTCAGAAGCAGCGGCCGATGAGCTTTTGAATTTAGAGGCCTACGAATCAGACTATCTGGCCATGGCCATCAATGAGATTGAGGTGGCGGTGGATGCGCTGGTGTGATCAGGCTGCTGCCAAGGCTTTTTGCGCCATGATCGCTTTGGCTGCATGGTTGATCATGTAGAGCTCTCGAATCAGCGACTCGCTCGGCTTGTCTACGCGGATTTCCCACCACTCACAGCCCAGCCCGGCTACTTCATCGTTGGCGCCCATGAACTGGTGTGCTTCCTCGGTGTAGCTGATGTTGTTCGCTTCATTGAGGCAGTCGTTGAGTTGGTCCCAGAACTCATGATCGTCCTCACCGTAAGGGTGGGCATCGTGCTTCGCTTCGACAAATGCCAGCAGTTCGTCCCACTTCCCTGAAGCATCCTGTGCGCGTGTTGCCTCGTTACTAATCCAATCCGGAAGAGCGTCGTAGGCCTCATCTGTTTGAGAGTTATCGACGATTCGCTCACAAACGCCGTTCACTATGGCGTCACGGAAAGCGGCCTCATCGAACTCTTTAGTCCGGCATTTCTCATCAAGCTTGGAGTGGATGTAATAGCTAATATCTTTGCCGGCGAGAAATTCGATACCGTAGCTTGCTCCGACCGTAAATGTCAGGTTCGCAATGTCACCGACAACCGCGATACCAAACCGCGTGATCATGATGTCGAACCCATGGCAGTTGCTGTCCGGTCTTGCGCAACGCCAGACTTGTACGTTGTCTTGGTCGACCAATGCGGTGTAGACATGGCTCTTCAGCGGTTCCGCAGCATCAGCTCGTAGCTGCGCCTCTTTCTGACGACGCTCCTCGACCCAAGCCCGGTGACGCGCCTCAGCTTCTTCATCGATTTTGTTTACGAAAGTCATGGCAATGCTCCATGCAGAATCAAGCCTCCGAAAGTTCGGTGGCGAATAGGTTGGTGGTGGGCTATACGTGATGACCGGCATAGGGCTGTGTCAAGGAGAAGCGGTGAAGAAGATTGATCTCGAGGAGCTCGACCCAGCGTGCGATCCAACTGGCGAAATCGCTCACCGTGTTGCTCGGATCGCACTAGGTGCGATTCCAAGCGTAGGTGGAACCATGGTCGAGATTTTCAATTCTATGTTTGAGGCACCTTTAAGCAAACGGCGCAACGAAGCTATCATTCAGATAGCTGGAGTTGTTAATCAACTTATTGAAGAACGGGTGGTGACTGAAGAAGGCCTGCAATCGAATGATGCGTTCATCAGTACGGTTGCAGAGGTGTGCTCCATTTCCCTCCGCAATCATCAATCGGAAAAGCTTGAAGCTTTGCGAAATGCGGTACGAAACTCAGCTCTACCGTCATGCCCAGCTGATGATTATCGACAGATATTCCTTAGCTTCGTTGATCAATGCACCGTAACTCACATCAAGTTGCTACGTTTTGCAGATGATCCCGCAGGATGGTTCAAGCTCACAGGCCACCAGTTTCCGGGTTATGTATCCGGCGACATTACAGGCGTTCTTGAAGCCGCGATCCCTGAACTGAAGGGACACGCGGCCCTACGAAATGCCATATGGAACGATCTTGAAAGCCGTGGATTGATATCGGCGCACTTGACGATGGAAAGCAAGGGGCCGGACGAGTCATTTGACCGAACGACTACAGAGCTGGGAGCCGAGCTAGTCCGCTTCATTGATCAAACGGACTGACAGGACGTAGCACGTCATCCCCCGGGTTTCTCTCAATCTCCCGGCGCGACTCACGCTCAAACATCCGCGCCACGTTTTCGCTAATCGTGACTTTGTGGCGCGGACTTTCAATCGCCTGGTATGACAGCGTCGGCCCGAGGGCATGTGCGTTCAGAATCAGGTTCTGCACCGCCTCGCTGATCTCCTCGATGTCGTTCCACTCCATCAGCTCTTCAAGCTTCTGCCGGGTACCGAGCCGGAGCCGGTGACGCAACTCCTTCTCGTCGAACTCCTCGCGCTTCTTCGCTGATTTGGCGCTGCGCTCTTTCTGATCCACTGCCATGGCTTGGCTCCGTCAATCCGCTGGGCGGTAGGTGAATGTGTTCCTGTCGCCTGCGCTGGGCGACAAGCCTGCTGATGCGCTTCATGCCGCTACCTTGACCTGATGCCAAGCTCCAATTGAGGAGAGAAGGGCAGCGACCTGCCTTTCGCCCACCTCAACCGTGCCAGGCACAGCCAGCCAGCCCATTCCGACCAGATGGTTCGCGTTGCATTCAGCCTTCACTTCTTCGTAAAAGTGCTCGACGACGTCAGACAGCCTTTCCACTCGATGAATGCCATCGGGCGTGAAGACGGTCATCTTGATGTACTGAGCACCGTCGCTCTGAACGCAGACACCAGCGATGTGCATCGTCCACCGATGCGAGATATCGCAGAGAGCGTCGGCGACCTGCCGCGACATGATCTGCTTTCCGTTTTTCCAATTGATCATGATCTGCAGGCCACTGGGGTCAATGCTGATCACGGCGGCATGGTTGGTGCCCAGCAGAGCGCGAAGACTGCGCTCAATCTGGGCTTTGCGGTTGCAGGGTTTTCGCTTGCTCATATCGCCTCCGCCATTTGCCGGAGCCGCTTGCGCTCCGTTGCCGAGACCCGCGGAGGCTTTCGCTTCAGCACCGTTTCGGGGTCTATCCAGTCCCGCCGTTTGGGCGGAATGGGCTTGCCGGTGAAGCACGCGCCCTGGGTGATACGGCCGCCGCTTTGTTCGTAAGCTGCCATCGCGGCGGCGAATTCGGCTGATTTGCTGAGGGTCGGAGCGTCGGGACTCAGGCTGAAACTGATCATGCTGCCACCTGCTGCAGGACGACCCCGTCCATGCTGAACGCTTCACCGTGGATGTGAACGAGGTCGTCGAGTGCGCCCCAGTTGACCGTGAGCACCGAGATCGGGGCACGGCCTTCGTAGACAGCCTTTACCAGCGCCTCGAGATCGGTCACCTGAGCTTCGAGCTTCATTGGCTTCGGCGGAACCTTGGCAGATGGCGCTACCGTCGACACCCGCGCCGCTGGTTGGGGTTTTGACGTTGGCGCCGAAGCCGCTGGGGACGGCGCTGCTTGCACGGCGGCCTTGTTTTGCTCAGCAACCCTTCCGGCCTCGGCATCGGCGAGCTTCTTCGCTTCTTCCTCGCGGATCTGCTGGCGCTGTTTCTCCAGCCGGTCTTCCTCGGCTTTGTCGTGCTCGTCGATGCGAACCTTGATCAGGGTCACCAGGTCATCGTTGGCCTTCAAGACCAATTGCTGGATATCGTTGAAGAGGAAGTTATGGTCGACGGCCAGTTCAGCCAAGCTGGCGAGGTTGAGGCGGATCGCGTCGGCCTTTTGGCTGGCATCGATCTTCGCGCGGGCAAGTTCGCTTTCGGCAGCGTCGCGCAGGCTGGCTATCGACTTCTTGCCTTTGATGGCGCCGGCGAAGTCAGATGAGACTTGAGGCAGCAGCACGCGGCCGCCGAGCGATGCGTTGATCTGATCGATATGCGACCTCAGAGCCGCTTGCGCCTTTGTGACGATCTCATCGCGAATCGCAACCTTGCGCGCCTTGACCAGCTTTTCGAGCTCCAGGCGCTTCGTCCGGGTTTGTTCGCTGATTTGGTCGATTGTGCGGAACAGCAGATCGATCGACTCTGTTTGGCTGAGGGCGTGCTGTTTCGCCGCTGCCAGCTTCGATTCGACTTCGCCGCACCATTTCACCGTTTTGTCCGCGTCAGCGAAGTGCTGATCGGTCTGCAGGTCGGTGTTGATGGCGCCGATGACGGCCAACGACCGAGCCTTGAACTGTTCAAGGTTGCTGGCAGTCACCATGCCGGTGACTTCGATGCGCAAAGCGGGCAGGGTTTCTGGCGCGGTGCCTACTGCCTCAGGAACGGCCTCGACAGGTTCGTAGGTCTCCAAGTCAGCTTCAAACTGCTTCCAGCCTGCAACAAGCTTTTCGGCGCGGCCGGGCACGGGGAAGTACTCCATCGACACGAAGTTCTCCTCGGTGCCATCGGAGCATACGAAAATCACTTTCTCAGCGCCGGACACAAGCAGTTGCTGTTCCAGCTGCCAGTAGTAGTGGGCGTCCAGTTCCCCTGCGCGCACGTCAGCGGCGAGCTGTTCATTCCACATTTTGTGCTCGAACAGAATTTCGCCCAGCATGGTGCAGCCGTCCAGGGACGCGAGCAGGTCGCCTTCGGTGCCGACAACTGGGAAGAGGTCTTCGCCGATACGCGCTTCAAGGATCGGCCGAGCGCGCGCTTCTGAATCGTGGCCTTTGTCGAACAGGTATTTCTGAACCCACCACGATATGTCGCGATCGAGACCGGTCTTCTTGGCGTGCAGCAGTTCGGTGCGTTTCATCTGCTTTGAGTCACCCATCATGGCGGGTGCTTCGGATGCAGTGTGATAGTTGGCGCGCAGCGCATGCCACTCGGGAGTACCCTGGGCGACGTTATGGATCTTCATGCGGATTCTCCTTCGATGGGCGCGAGGTTTTTGATCTGCTCGATCTGCTGCTCGCTCAGGGTGTATTTGCTGCTGATGGTCGCGATCAGGTGCTCAGGCGACGACTTTCCAGCGTCGACCGACTTCTGCCACTTGGGCAGGTTTTCGCTGAGCTTGTCTTCTGGGTAGGGCGGCAGACCCGTAGGCTCTGGTTCGCGAACCGGGGAAACATCGCGAACGCGCGGGGCGCTTTCCTCCAGTTCGTCAGGGCTGTAAACGCCGAGGATCACATCGGGGCAGTAGAGACGGGACCAGCGCTTGGTCGCGAGATACGCCAATTGCTGGCGAGGGTCGTCGGCCCAAAGCGTGCTGTTGCGGGTTCGTGCCTGAGCCAGCAGTAGCTCCAGCACGCGCGGTTCGTCTTCACCGCGGAAGGTGGCCCAGACCTTCACGCCCAAGCCTTCCTCGTCCTGCATCTTCCAGCCTGGGACGCGGTACTCGCCCTTGTCGCCGCTCTTGATCGTGAACTTGCCGATCACTTTCTCCCACTCGCCAAACCACTCGTAATGCAAGCGATCCATGACCGGCGCGCAGGTGGTGATCACGGCGTTCACGAGTTGAGCCTCGTAGCCGAGGACCCCGTTCACCAGGTGCGTTTTTTGCGCCACTGCGAAGGGGTTCATCTTCCATTGCATCGACTGCATGATCACTGCCAGGCAGTCGGCGGAGTTGCCGTTGAAGTGCTTCGGCAATGTTGCGCGGCCGGTGGCCATGACATCTGCCAAGCGCATCATCTTGTCCAGGCTGTCGCCATCCAGCACGAGGGCGCTGGTGCTGGTCGCTGCGTGCGGAATGATGTGAAGCTGTTGCTCGTGCGCCACTGGCGCGGGGTTATGTGCGGACACGGAAGCTCCTTGCGCCATGCCGTTACCGGGGCGCTGCGATTTAATAGGTGTGGGGTTACTGCGAGGCTTGTTGTTGCTGAACGCGGTAGCGGAGGACCTGCAGAACACGGCCGCGATAGCCAGGCTCTGCGTATTGTTCAACCGGTGGGCCGTAGTAGCCGCGCGTTTCAGCGAGCCGGTACGCCTCGCGCAGGTTGTGAGCGCTGATCTCTTCAAGCTGCTCGTCGATCAGGGATTTGACGATTGGCGTACTCATGCCGCGAGCCTCCCGCGCCGCTGGAGAATCTTCACCAAGCGCTCACAGTAGTGGTGGAATTCTGGGATTGTGATGAGGCAGTCGGTCAGCATCCCAGTGATGATCTTCTGGGCGAGAACCTCGTTGCCGGGCGGACAGTCATCGTCAGCGAGGCCCTCAAGTGCCACGTCGATCAGGATGTGCGGGCTCATAGGTCCGCATCCTCTGCTTCAGCCTGAAGACCTGATTCGGCGTGCGGCTCGACCAGCGACACCGCGATATCGAACAGCTTGCCCATCGACGTTTCGCCTTCGCCCAACAGCGCCTCGCCAAACGTCTTGCATGGTCCGCCGCCGACGGCCGCGATGACCAACTGCGCGAAGAAGTCTTCAGCGTCCTCGTCGTCGATCTGCCGCTGATTCAGATGCTGCTGAACCGCAGCGAGGTAGGCTGAATACTCGACCACGATCGGCGGCGAAAACCGGCGGCGAATCACCAGGTCACAGCCGCGCATCAGGTTCTCAGCAGTGTTATCAATCCAGACTCGCGCCGCTTCTTCATGCCCGGAGTCTTCATCCGGCTGCATGTTGTCCCAGCGCGCTTGCGCTCTTGCAAATGAGTTCATCGGGATGACCTCCGTGGGTCAGTCGGTGTAGGCGATGTACTTGAACTTGCCGTCTTTTAAATATTCGAAACGGCCGCCGAAGGTGCCGCGGACCTTCTTCTCCACGTCCTCACGCGACATATCAGGTGGGTACACACCTTCCTTAATCATCGAGGCGTTGGTGTGTGGCTTGCTGTGCCAATCCAGCCGGGACGGGTCCAGCGGCCGCAGCTCCCACGATCGGTACACGCCAGTCGATTTGTCCACGCTGACGACATAGTCGTTGACGATCTCGTCTTCGGATTCCTCCCAGCCACAGGTTTCGCAGTAGCCGCGCGGGGCGGTGCAAGATCCGCAGGGCGGGTTGATGTGGCAACTGCAGTTCTCGACGTCGTGCTCTTTGAGTAGCCCTTTGCAGTTGCTGCGACCGCAGACGTCTCCTTCGCAATATCCAAATTTCATAGTCGCCTCCGTGGCGAACAGGTGGACCGCATTGATCAGATGCCCGCGCAGGTGACCAAGCCCGTGCCGTGAAGCACGCGGGCACCTGTCGATGCGGTCGTTGTGAGGTAGGGGGGATTCCGCATGTGCGGGCACTGTTCCGATGTGCTGCGATGGGTGGGCCTGCCTTCCGGCCGATGCGCGGTAACATCGACGGCCCTGCTTTCCGCTGCCTGTCCAGGTGTTGGGCGCCGCCTTCAGGCTTACGGCACCACGCAGGTGAATCGTTGATCTACTTCATGGTGATATCTCCTATTGCTCGCTCACTGGGAAGGCAGTGGCTACCTGTTGAATGGGGTGATGCAGATGGCCGGTGCTGATCTCCGGCTTGGCAAACGACCACATGCTACCCAGATGGCGGTCAGTGCCTTTCTTCCATCGTTCACGTATTTCGCATCAGCCTGCGCATTCATCTGCATCGGGGTGTGATCTGAACGCCGGGAAGGGTCTTGCACCCTCAACTCCCGTGCACTGGGCTTTACTTTTAAGCTACCCGGCTCATACGCATTCACGGTGCCCCGCTACTGCGTATGCAGATCACACCCCGATGGGCACTCTTGCGAATGCCGACGGTTTACGCTGCGAACAACTCTTTCTGCTGTGGCTCCGGCGTCACGAACGCGACCAGCTTCTCGCTCGACCAGTCCGTAACGTCGACCCAGTCGGCGTGCATCGCTTTCCAGATGTTCGGTGCGAGCCATCTGGCGTCTTGCTTGTTTGGGCTTACGCAGAAGCGGTAGCCCTGATCTTTCAGACTCATGCTTTATTCCTCCAGTGGATTCCCAAAGCACCCGGTCGCCCAGGTGCTTCAGTGAATCTTTCTGTCCCATTGCCGCCGGGGTGGCGGGGCGCATCGCTTGCCGGGTCATTCACGCGGTTCGGGCATTTCGCCCTTGATCAGCCGTACAGGGTTCTCCCTGTCGTTGGCAGGCTTTCCTCGTTCGCCTGTCTGATCACCGGTCGCCGGTAGAGGCAATGCGGTCTGTTGATTTGTTGCGCTGGTTGTTAAAGAGCGGTTCGGAGCGGTCTGTCGCTGCGATGGATCAAATATGAACTAACGGTTCACTTTGCGTCAAGTACCAAAAGTACATATTTTTGCCGTGGGCGGTTTTGGTTCACGAATCAGAGGTCGAAGTGGGATTTACGATGAACCGAAGGTTCGCTATGCTCGCCGTCAAATACTGGATGGATGTACAGCGTTAGCTGAGGGGGTGTTTATGACGCAGCAAGGCAACAAGAAGAGTTCAGGGTCGGCGACTATCAGCCCTATGGAGCGGCTTACCATGCGCGTGTCATCGATGATCAATCATCCGATAGCCCAGGAAAGGCGCGAGGTGAGGATTCATCGACTGGACACGGACGGGGAGAGGGAGTGGAACGAGATCGTGAATGCGATCTCAGAAGCGGACGGGATCGATCTGACGCACAATCATGAAGATGCGTCGATTACCCTGAGGTGGGAGCCATCCACAGATGATGAGCGGCTGACTGAAGCGGTAGACGCGTTCGAGACGGAGGAGGCCGCACCTTTCTGAACGGTACAAAGAAGCCCGCTCACTCGGCGGGCTTCACAGTTCACACAATTATTAGCGGCGCGGCTGAAAATAGAGGTACGTCTCAAGCTGGTGTCTTGAAGCTAGGTCACGTTTGGCACACCTGGCGTGCTCTTGGTCCTGGAAAAACCCACATATAGCGATCAACCCGTCAGCCGCCTGCGGCGTGAAACCATTTTCTTTGAAAACTGCATTCGTCTCGGCGACCGCCTCGGGCGAATCGCATTCCATACGCACGGTCCATCCGTAGTCCTCAGAGTTCATCTGCACAGCTTCGCCCTTGGGTACATCTGATCCACAATGGCGACATTTAATCGCAGCAGCTTTGATTGGCTCTGCGCAGAAAGGGCAGGGCCTGTCGTCGTAGGTTTGCGCAGCCATTCCACTGTGCTCCTTCTTGCCTCCAAGCAGCAGCATAAGCAGACCGGCCAGGGCGATCATCCCGCCGACAATCGTGAAATTCTGCCGCTCTGACATGAGCCCAAGATTGTTCACTCGACCCATGCCAGTGGAAACCGATACATCCATGCTCATTGCTCCGACAAGCAAGAGCAAGCCCGCGACCAACACGCAAACTCCAAATCCACGCACTGCACAGCCCTCCATTGTTGAGCGCGAATCCTACCATGCAGGCCAGCTGCTATCAGCAGGCCTAAGCGGTTCTGAGGCAGGAAGGGCAGGTACAGAAAGCCCGGAGCTTCCCGAAGCGCCTAAGACTATGATCGCCTACGCTTCAAGCTTTATTGTTTGGAGGTAGAAAGATGGCGACAAAGGATAGGACCTTCCCAGTACGCGACCTAATTATCGCTTTGTTGCGAGACCAAAATATCCATACTGGCCACTGGGGGCTCACTGTGCACTTCAATGCCTCCGGCACCACGGTTTCGCCCACGGGTCAGGTCGGTGCCGGACTGCCTGGTCTGGCTATCGCTGTCACGGGAGTATCATTGGTTGCTGCGAAAGAGGGCGAGGAGGGAAGTCTCGATGCCTCCCTGGTCAATCCTGCGAGGACCAGCCGACCCAGAAAACCGACCAAGCAGACGTTGCAGTAGGCAGATACGAAAAGCCCGTGCAGGTGGCGGACCCGTTTGAAGCAGAAGAGTCGCCCCCATTCTGACAAGCACAAAAAAGCCCGCTGCTTGCGGGCTTTAACTATATCGACGGGGTACGTTTTCGCTTTGAAGTCTTCTTCTTGGTCTGGCCGGCTTGAGGAGGGCGTGGCGGGGCAAATGGCAGCTCCACCGCTCTAGCCCCTAAATATTCGAGGAGTGGCTTCACCAGGTTTCTGATATATGGGAATAGCAGAGATCCAAGCTCGTAAGGTGCATTCTCATGGCTGAGGTCGCTGATAGCCGCCTCCGCCAAGATTTCGAATGTGCCAATCATTGTTAGAGATAGGAACGGGTCGCTCCCCTCGACCATTGCGGTCATGGATATGCTGACTTCAAAATTGCTCCCTACGGTTAAACCGTCCACATCCGATACGATCTCCACTACCAAATTTGCTTGGTAGCCTCCTCCCGGCTTGGATGGTACGAACGGAGATCCTTCAATGTGCTGGGCGCCGACGTTAAGCAGTCGAATATCATAAAGATTCATTGAACGGTGCTCAAAAGAACCTTCTCAGCTGAGACAGATGTCTCGACTTGGAAAGACGCTGTATAGCCTGAGGCGCTGGCATAATGATGATGTACTTCATGATGTCGCCCGTTCAGATGGCAGTCGATGGCCTCTCGGACAAAATCGTTGATGCTCTTCTCTTCTCTCTGAGCTTGTCGCGCAAGATCTCGATGAAGAGTCGCTCCGATTCGCACGTTGAATGTACCGGAGAACGGCTTGTTAGGTTGGACTCCAAGCTGCTCGCAGGTTGCAAGGTAATCATCAACTGAATCTATAAAAGCATCATTCAGATCAGTGATGTTATCGGCTTCGTAGGTAACCAAATCGTCGATGAGAAGAATTTTTCCATGGAGCACTCCGGCTTCCAGCGAAAACTCGACGGATCCCTGAAATCCCTTGTACTCAAGAATCTTTTTGCTCATTTTAGGTGCCCTTGCGATGTCAAAGCTTCGATTACCGCTTCTATTTGATACGTTAGTAGCGTGCTATCCGGATGTCGCTTGTGTAACAAAATTTTGTGTTTCCCAAGGCTTATGAATTTCTTCCGGGACCCCGAGCCTTCGATTTCAGCGTATCCAAAGTGTTTCAATATTCGGACCATGTCGTCCCAAGGAAAATCCTTCGGAGCAGGCCGACGAACAAAATCATCAATGAGTTTCTGAATCTTGCTCATTGACAAGGCTCCGATCCTGACAGCCTGCAACTATAGTTCAGTTGCAACAGAGGACGCAATGCAGGATGTCGGATTTCGGGCGGGGTAATCGGACCTAGCGGGATAAGCACAATGCAATCGTCCTTGGATTCGCGGTTAAGCCATTTATTTATAAGGATTTACAGGTTGTCGGACCGAATCTGAGACTGCGACCTCAGATGCCTTCCCAGCCAGGCAAACTCGCGGTTAACGAGGCGCCTACACAAGATTCCCGTTCCACACGAACAGCACCCGAGCCTGGATGTAGGTTTCGTCGATGAATATGTCCTCGGCTTTGTGCTTCCGATTGTCCGAGATCATCTTGAATTTGTCCTTGCCCTTCATCTGCAGGCGCTTGATGTACTGAAAGCCGCCATAGGAGAAGTAGTAAATCCCGTCGCCGACGAATTCCCTGATGCTGATGTCGACCAGGCACGGATCGCCATGCTTGATCGTGGGCGTCATTGACTGACCCCAGCCGGTGATCACCTTGAGGTGGTAGTGTTCTTTGAACTCAACGCCCATGGATCTGAGCTGGGAAGGGCTGACGCGCACGTCCTGGAGCATCTCCGGGAAGTCGTGAGCAACCTCGCCGCCGCCCAGCGCGCCGCGTACGTCATAGTGTGCGATCCATACTTCGTCGCCGACCTTGCCGATGCCAGGCTTGTAGGCGTCGTTTACCAGCACTTCGATGGTGTCGTCCTGATCAGTTCCTTCAGCCACCGACAGAAGCTTCTGCAGACGATCATCGCCCAGCTTCTTGCCCGCCAGCATCTGGCGGATCTTGTCAGCCGCAGTCGAGGATTCACCAGGCACGGCTTGATCAGCGGGCAGCCCAGGCCCGTCGCCTGAGCCATGTTGAAGCCATTCGATTGTGACGCCCAAGTTTTCGGCGATGGCCTGCATTTTCGCTGGGCCGGGTATCGACTCCCCATTGAGCCATTTGCTGGCCGCTTTGGGAGTGACTTTTGTCATTTCAGCGAGGCGAGCACCCGCTCCCCACTGATCAATGCCTCTCTCGGCAAGTGATTTTTTGAGGCGGGAGGCAAACGCGGCGCGAATCTCTTCTATTTGAACCATAGGTTCAATATCGCATGGCCTTGCATGTACTTTCAGTTCCGACATAATATGTACTGCAAGTTCATATTCCATTCGGAGGCCACATGACCCCGCTAAAGAAATGCATCGATGACGCAGGCGGTGTGCCAGCGGTTTCCGCGACCTGCGAAGTGAGTCCTCGCGCGGTTTACAAGTGGCTTTCCGCTGACTCACTGCCGAGGACCGAATACACGGGTGAAACCGATTATTCGAAGCGCATTGCCGTGTTGGCTGCGAAGAACGGCAAGCCGTTTGAAGCAACCTGGCTCCTCGCAGAAGCGCATCCGGGCAAAGCCACCAAAAGCGCCGCCTAAACGCGTTTCGAGCTAAGCGAGATCGTCGCCAGTTCAAAGCCGCGCAGAGCCTCTTGGCTCAACTGTTCACGCAACTGACTGGCTTTCTGCTCGAGCGCAGGCCAGAGCCTCATCTGCAAAGACAGGGGCAGGGTGGATGCCAAGGCACCCACAAAGCAGCAGAGGGCGGTTATCTCGCCCTGCAGTTCGGAAGAGTCGGTCATGGATACGTCCTTGATCAGTTGGTTAGCAAATGATCGCGTCGCTGGTGGCGATACGCCACGTAACAATTTTCGAGGTGTGACATGCAGGAATTGATGAAGGCCATCTACGACGTGGTGGACACGCACGGAGCGAGCAAGATCGCCGAGGGCGCGAGCTTCCCTTCGCGCACTTTGCTGTCGCAGAAAGCCAACCCGGACTACGACAGCCACAAGATGAACGTGCAGGAGCTGCACCGGATCATGAAATACACCGAGGACTTCCGCCCGCTGAAAGCTTGGGCAGAGCACTTCGGTTTCGACCTGGTTCCGAAAGAAAAGCCTGCGCCTACCGACCTCAATTCCGCGCTGATGCGTCTGCATGTCGATCTGGCCGATGTAACTCGTCTCGCCTACGACGCCCAGGCCGACGGCCGGGTGTGCTCGCGCGAGAAATCGGAACTGATCAAGGAAGCCGACGAGGTGATCGTCAGCCTGGAAGTGTTCAAGCAGTCCGTGAAGGTCGCCTGAGTTTCAGACACAAAAAAGCCACCGGGCGGGGTGGCTATTTGCAAATCGAGTGAGGTAAGTATGCACACCCATCAAACCTTGATCAATACCCCAGAAGCCGCGCCACGTTTTCATACTCAACAAAACGTGGCGCGCACTATGTCTTCGCGTGAGATCGCGAACCTGACTGGTAAGCGTCATCCAGACGTCAAGCGCGACATCCAAACCATGGCTTCCGAGCTGAAAGTTAATGTGAGCAGTTTTGCTCACATCTACCTCGACGGCCGTAACCGCGAGCAAACCGAATATCTGCTTGATCGTGAGCACACAGACTGCTTGCTCACCGGTTATAGCGCTGGCCTGCGCATGAAGGTGATCCGCCGCTGGCACGAACTTGAACAGCAGTCGGCTTCACGCGAGGCCGTCACGGCGAACGGAACGAAGGTCATCGGCGAAATCGCAATCATGGAATGCTTCACCCGCCTGCTGAAGCCTGCGCCGTCGAGCCAGATGCTCATGCTGACCAAGATCGCCGAGAACAACGGTCTCGATCCGAAGTTTCTGCCTGGTTACGCCGTCGATGCTGCGCCGGATGCCGCTGGCGGCTCTTCGATGCCCACCAAGTCTGCGACCGCACTGCTGAAAGACTTCGGTTTGGGCGGCTCAGTCGTATCCTTCAACAAGAAGCTCGAAGCCGCCGGCTACCTCAAGGTGTTGACCCGCAAGAACTCTAAGCAGGAGGTCGTTCCGTTCTGGTCGATCACTGATAAGGGCCTCGCTTACGGCAAGAACCTGACCAGCCCTCAATCCCCCCGCGAAACGCAGCCTCACTGGTATGTCGATCGCTTCCTCGAATTGGCCAAATTGGTCGGGAAGGCCTGACATGCAGTTCACCGTAACCATCAACCAGGTGAAGGCGCTGGAGTGGGGGCTGAACTCTCAGCAAGCCCTGCTGTTTGCCTTCATCTACGGTTGCCCGAGCTGGACTAAGCCGGTCACCACTGACGACGGCGTTTTCTTTGCGCTGAGCATGGCGAAGATCGTCGAAGAGCTGCCACTGCTCACCGATAAACCCGACACCGCTTACCGCATGCTGAAGGCGCTCGACGAGGCGGGTGTTATTGACCTCCGCGGTGATGCCTTCCGGCTGACCAAAAAAGGGTTGGAGTGGAACCCAGACCGCATGGGCTACTTCAGCGCTTTTCAACCACCACCAGCCGCGCCTCGCCGCCGGACGAGCAAGAAGCCTATCCATTCCGGTCTGCGTGCCCAGGTATTCGCGCGCGACGGTTACGCATGCCTACGTTGCGGCTGCTCGAAACAGATGCGCCTCCGAGCGGACCACGTGATTCCAGAGAGCAAAGGTGGGCAGGCATCTCTATCGAACCTCCAGACGCTCTGCATGACCTGCAATAGCTGGAAAGGCGTTCAGACGATCGACTTCCGTGTTCGTGCTGGAGGTGCTGCATGAGCATGGGCCTTATGGTCGCCGCGATGAAGATTCGCGTCGGCAATCCACTGCGCAAGCTGGTTCTGCTCAAGCTGGCCGACAACGCCAGCGATCTGGGCGAATGCTGGCCGTCGTATCAACACATCGCTGATCAGTGTGAGATCAGCAAACGCTCCGTCATGAACCACATCACCGCCTTGTGTGATGCAGGTCTCCTCCGTAAGGAAATCCGCAAGGGCGGCCCGAAGGGTAACTCCTCCAATGTGTACTTTCTGACGCTGGACGGTGGTGCACCTCCTGCACCAGGGGTAGTGAAAGACGTTCATCAGGGTGGTGCAACTGATACACCCCCTAGTGCAGGAGATTCACTAGGGGGTAGTGCAGGAGTTGCACCCAGAACCAGTCACTCTTCTGAATCAGTCAAGGAACCAGTCACTGAACCAGTTGCGACCCAGGCTGACGCCAAGGCCGCGACGGGGCAAGTGGTGCCTTTCACTCCGCAGCAGCCACGCTGCGCAATCCCTGAAGACATGCCCGGCCCGAAAGACCAATCGAGCAAAACGTTCAAGACCTGGGCGAATTACGCCATGGCCTACCGCAAGCGCCATGGTGCGTGGCCGGTCTGGAACGCCAAGGTCGCCGGCCAGGTGAGCCAGATAATTGATCGTCTCGGCATCGAGGTCGCCCACCACGTTTCGGCCTACTTCGTGACCATCAACGACGCGAAGGTCGTGACCAACATGCACAGCATTGGTGACCTGCTGCTGAAAGCCGAGGCCTATCACACCCAGTGGGCCACCGGCCGCCAGATGAATGGCCGCACCGCACGCCAGATCGAAGACACTCAGGCCAACATCAACGCGGCGCAGCAAGCTGCCCAGAACATCCGCGAAGGGGGGCAGCGCAATGCTTTCCTCTGACGAAATCGCACAACTGGCCGGGGCGATCTGCGCCACTGCGGAAACTCTGGGCCAGACCATCAGTGCCAGTGCTGCCCAGCTGATGGCCGAAGACCTTGCAGAGTACTCCGCGACAGACATCCGCAAGGCGCTTCAGTCCTGCCGCCGGGAACTGACCAGCAAGCTGACCTTGGCCGCCGTGCTCGGCCGTATTCAGGCCGAAGACGGCCGTCCAAGTCGCGATGAGGCATGGGCGATCGCGCTGGCTTCGAACGATGAATTCGACACTGTCGTGATGACCGACGAAATCCAACTGGCCCTGAATGCCGCTCGCCCGGTGCTGGACGTAGGGGACAAGATCGGCGCTCGCATGGCGTTCATCAGCGCTTACGACCGATTCGTCACAGAAGCTCGCACCAACGGTCAGGCGGTGAACTGGCACATCTCGCTCGGGTTCGACGCTGGCCGCCGCGTGGCCGCAATCAACAAGGCCGCCGAGCTTCAGCGCATTCCGCAAGAGCGTGCACATCTGCTGATCGCCGACATGAGCCACGAGCCAGTCACCGAAGACGGTCGCGCCATCGCGGGCTTGCTCACTGGGACAGTTGCGAAGCCATCCGCAAACGTTGCTCTCAAAATCCGCGAACTGAAGCAGGCCATGCACCTGCAAAACACCAAACGCAAGTTGGTCGAGGCTCATCGCCGCCGCCGGGAACGTCGCGACCTGAACGAGCGCGTAATCAAGCACATGGCGGCTATCGAAGAGCTTCAGAAGCGGAGGGCTTCCTGATGGCAATCACCGAATCCCGTCAACTCCAATTGCTCGCCGGCCAATCCTCAATCGCCAGAAAGGTCTTCGAGTTCGTACCGATTCAGGCCGCCTGGAGCACTCACGACATCCACAACGCATCCGTCACCGCAAATGCCACGGGTGTTTCTTCTTATGCCGTTCGCCGTGCTCTGGGCGAGCTCAAAGACGCCGGGCTTATCCGCGAGCCGGTCGGCGGCAAGTTTCAGCGTGACGCAGCGACCCAAAAGACCAAGAAGGAGCCAGTAATGACCCAAGTAGCCAAGCCGACCGTAGTAGCGATCAAGAAGCCCGAAGGCGCACTGGATGTTCTGGCAGCCCTGTCTGGCGAAGTAGTGAACCTGTCCGATGAGTTCAGCAGACGCATGAAGGCGATGGCCGCCCGCATAGAGGAAGTCGCGCTGTCTGTTGCCGCCGAGCAGGAGAGTAACGCGGAAGCACTCGGCAAGCTCAAGCAGTTGCAGTCGCTGCTGAAGGGTATGGCGTCATGACCAATCGAATCTGGATCGTCCTGACCATCATCGTCGTGGTAGCCGGTTACGGCCTGCATCACAAAGTTGAGCGCGTTGCTCCAAAGCCTTCGGGAGTGCTGTTCAAGTGACGGACAAAATCAGCATCAACTGCCAGTCCAAGCTCACCGAAGCGATCACCCGCATGACAGCGATGTACCGCGACAAGAAGTTCGTCGTGGTCTCGCTGCGTCCGGGCAAGGACCGCACGCTGGATCAGAACGCATTGTGGTTTGCGTTCTACAAGCGCATCGCCGAGATGACGCAGATCGGTGACGCCAGTGACGCCCGCAAGTACTGCAAGCTTCACCACGGCGTGCAGATCCTGATCAACGAGGACGAGGACTACCGCGCGGCCTGGCATCGGACGACGAAGCATCTGAACTACGAGGAAAAGCTCGGCCTGATGGGCGACTGCAAGCTGCTCGGCCCGGACGGCTTCCCGGTGACCAGCCTGTTCAACCGCGCTCAGGGCGTCGCTTACACCGATCGCATCGTGGCGGACTTCAGCAGCAGGGGCGTGTACTTCGGCGATCTGCTGGGCGAGGTGGCGGCGTGAGCGTCCTCGACCATTTCACCGACGATGAATTGTTCGAGGAGATTGTGCGTCGGCGCAACAGCACCAAGAGCAATCGCCAGCCCGCCAGATGGTGTGAGGAGTGCCTGAATTTTCGCACCTGGGAAGGGAAGGGTGAAGTACCGAAAACCTACAACCCGTGCTCCAAAAAACACCAGATGGATTTCCACACGCCCACTGCATGGCAGTCGCCTGAGTGCTTCGGCCACTACCGGACGATTTGCACAGACCGGCAGGAGTGCCCTTAATGAAAAACAATAAGGCCCTCATTCGGTCCCTCGCCATCATGCTCGAGCACAGCTACCACTTGAACCCTTACGCGCATCAGTTCGGGGGTGGGCTGTGATCCCTCAATCCACTAAGCCGATGCGCCCGAAGCGCTGCCGTGTCTCTGGGTGCGGAGCAACCTTCACCCCAACGCGCAGCTTCCAGAAATGGTGCTCGCCGGATTGCGCGGTTGTGTTGGCCCGCCAGGCGCAGGAGAAGCAGCGCAAGTCGATTGCTCAACGCGAGCGCCGCGAGATCAAGGTTCGCAAGGAGAAGTTGAAGAGCCGCGGCGATCACCTTCGGGAGGCGCAGCAAGCGTTCAACGAGTACATCCGCTGGCGTGACCAGTTGGCCGGACACTTGTGCATCTCCAGCGGCAAGCCATTGGACTGGAGTGGTAACGCCGTAGATGCCGGGCATTACCGCAGTGTCGGCTCAGCCCCGCACCTGCGCTTTGACGAGCGCAACTGTCACGCCCAGAGCAAACAAGACAATCGGTTCTTGTCTGGCAATGCCGTGGATTACCGGATCGGGCTCATTGCCCGGATCGGTCAGGCGGCAGTCGACGAACTGGAGTCGGATCAATCGGTGAAGAAATACACCGTGGATGACCTGAAAGAGATCAAGGCCCGGTACCGGGCAAAGACCAAAGAGCTGAAGGGGAGAGCAGCATGAAGATCAATTCGGCACGTCAGGCATGGCATGACTGCACTTACAACCCGGCGCCAGGCCAGAGCTCGGACGTCGTTCAGTTGGGCGTGGTGGTCCAGACCACCGAGCGCGGGCCGACGGCGAACCACGCCGTGCACAGCGCACTGGCGGGACACATTCAGTCCGTCATTGCCAAGCTTCACCCTCAGGTCCGTGTGTTCGGCGAGTACATGTACGCCGCGCTTCGGAGCGACGACGTCCGCGAGGCAGCGGAGGAAGTGGTATTCGGAATGGTTGTGTCCAAGTCCAAGCGAATGACCGCGGCGAAGCGTGAAAAGCTGGAGTATGTGGTGAAGGGCGTAATGCGCCGGTATCGGTACATGCACCAAGGCGGGCAGTCGGCCAATGATGACCCGATGATCAAGCCGGAAGCGTTCCGCTCCTGGTTGATGGCAGAGTACGGAGTGCGTCTGGAGTCCTGTAACTGGGATCGTGATTGGGAGTGCGTGGTGAGGCTGATTTTTGATTGCTGCGAGGACTTGGATCGCATGGCGTTGAGCCCTGTCGGAGCAGTGATTTATCAAATGAAAGAGGCCGCTTGACTTCCCGTGCGGCTGAGGGCATCATTTTGCCACATTGAGTATTTTGCCTACGGCAACTTGCTCCAAGAGACCCGCCATTGAGCGGGTTTTTTTGTGCCCGTTTTTTGTGGACCTGCAGCCAGAGCAGCCCTTCGGGGGACATCTGGACACGGATAAGCCGGTAGTGCCGTGCTGCATAAAACACCGGCAGCCCGCGAGCAACGCCCTCATGCTTTCGTTGCTGCGCGTGGTGATCCGTCGAGACTGGTGCATTTGGGTGCCAGCGATGGTGAAGCCTTTGGCGGACAGGAGGGGAAAGACCCTCACACATTCTGAAGCCTCGCAGATGCGCGGCTTTTTCATGCCCAGTACGGAGTCGAGCGCATGGAATTTCTACAGCGCCTGTTCGATAAACTGGACTGGGCATTCGCTGGATTGCTTGGTGCTATCGCCGCGAGCTTCTGGCATCGAGATGACCTGGTAGACCGAAAGGCCTGGGCGATCTTCATTTTCTCCGGCGCCGTAAGCGCCCATTACCTGACAGGACTGATCAGCGCCTACCTCGGAGTGGTTGAGCCTCGGAGTGTGGCGGGTGTTGGTTTCCTGCTGGGTACATTCGGAGGGTCGCTCATCGCGGCGATCACCCGGGCCATTAAAGCCGCTGACCTCTGGGCACTCATTCGCCAGCGGTTCGGGGGAGGCAATCCACCATGAACCTTGAACTGATCAACTCCATCGCCTGCGGCCTGATTGCGCTGTGGGCCACCTGGTGCGTGCTGAGCGGAAAGGTCCGGGATGGGATCGTCGGCAAGATCATCTACTCGGCGATCGCCATCAGTGGCTTTGTCGTGATGACGCGCAACCAAACACTCTTCTTCGGCCCGACCAACGCCGGGCTGACGCTTCACGCTTCCCTTTGCCTGGCTGGAGTACGCCACATGTTCATGGTCACGTATTGGCCGGCGGTGAAGAAGTGGATCTGCTCGAAGCTGAACTGCGAGCACTGCCTTCGTGATCCGCGCTTTGGTGCGCAGCCTGGGCAGGTGGAGCGTCGCCGGCGGCCGCGATGATCCGCGCCACAAACCAATATGCGTCCGTTTCGCGGCGCGGAGTAGATCATGAAGCTCATTCTCAAGCGGATTCCGCGAACTGTTGCAGCGCAAGGACTGGAAGACGAGCATCCAACATTCGTTGCGGCAGAGGATGAAAGAACGGGTCCCTTTGCACTGCACACCGAAGACGGTCAGGTTCTTCCGTGCCAGGTCAGGACCTCTATGGATAGCGTCGGCCGTCATGAGCCAGTGAGGCTAACCGTCATCTTTACGGTGGACGGGAAGAACCTCCTTGTTGAGGGTGACGTATGACGACCATTGCCTACAAAGACGGCGTCATCGCCTATGACTCCCAGATTACCCGTGGTGACGTCATCACCTATGACGACTACGAGAAGTGCATGGAGCGGGAAGGCGTGAAGTTTTTCTGCTCGGGTGCTGTCTCGGATTACCCGCGTCTGGTGGATGTTTACTTCGGCGCCAAGCCAGAGGGCAACATCGATGCCTCAGCACTCGTACTTGATGGCGACAAGCTGATGATGGTTGCAGTGGATGACACCAGCGGCTTGTGGAAGGCCCCGGTCATGATGGATCGCCCCTACGCCATAGGAAGCGGAACCCAGTACGCGTTCGCGGCGATGGACATGGGCGCAACGGCTGTACAGGCGGTGGAGATTGCGACAAAGCGCGATACCAGCACTGGCGGCAGGATTCGAACGCTGGTGATTGATGGAGCCAAGTCAGATGGTTCGGCCTCAACCTCCCAAATCTCTGCAGGAACTGTCGGAGCTCTCTGACTTCGGTATCCGCCTGACGCCTGCACCTGAGGTGTGGGAGTGGATTCAGGTCGAGATACTTGCTGAGACCGGAAGCATCCATAACGAAGACCACGCTCATCTGATCGACGCTGACATCGCGGTCATGTGGGCATCGGCAAGCTTCGAGAAGGCGGGGCGTCGAGTTCTGGGCCAGGCAGAGCAGGTTGCCTTTCGCGCCGGTGGTTGGCAGAAAGCCCGGATGGAACAGCAGATGTTCGATTGGTTCGGCGGTGTGCCGACCTTCATCATCACTCTGGCTGCTGACTACTGCTCGTTCTGCAGCGACACCGAGTTCTGCGCCCTGATCGAGCATGAGCTTTATCACCTGGCCCAAGCGACCGACAAATACGGTCAGCCTGCCTTCACCCAGGACGGTGCGCCCAAGCTGAAGCTTCAAGGCCACGACGTCGAAGAGTTCGTCGGTGTCGTCCGCCGCTATGGTGCGAGCACTGAGGTTCAGGCCATGGTCGACGCGGCAAACAAACCCGCTGAGGTGGGGAAACTGAATATTTCGAGGGCCTGCGGAACCTGTCTGCTCAAGTCGGCCTGAAGTGAGACAGGCATGAGACGGATGGAAATCTATGGCAGCCCTGAAAAGCGATGTGAAAGCCTTCATCGTTCAGGCTTTGGCGTGCTTCGACACTCCAACCCAAGTCTCACAGGCGGTGAAGCAGGAATTCAACGTTGACGTAACCCGTCAGCAGGTTGAACAGCACGACCCGACCAAGCGAGCAGGCGTGAATTTGGCAAAGCGCTGGGTGACGCTGTTCGAGGACACCCGCAAGCGGTTTCGTGAAGAGACAGCAGATATACCGATTGCGAACCGCGCGTTCCGATTGCGAGCCATGAACAGGTTCGTTGAGAAAGCGGAGACGATGAAGAACATCGTACTCGCCATGCAGATTCTGGAGCAGGCCGCCAAAGAAACTGGCGACATGTACGTCAACCGGCAGAAGAAAGCCGATGCTGACGAGGAACCAGTTGTCCCAACCGCCGTGTCGGTTCATGTGATTGATGCGAGGAAGCGGGATGCCGAGCCTGAACGTTCCCCAGGCTGATTTCCTCCAGCTACCACATAAGTTCCGCGGGTTCGTTGCCGGGTTCGGTTCAGGTAAGACGTGGGTAGGCTGCGCAGCGCTTTGCAAGCACGTCTGGGAGTGGCCGGGCATCAACTCCGGCTACTTCGCTCCAACGTATCCGCAGATCCGCGACATCTTCTTTCCAACGATTGAGGAAGTGGCTTACGACTGGGGCCTGAAGGTCAGAACCAAGGAAAGCGACAAAGAGGTCGATTTCTACAGCGGCAGGCAGTATCGCAGCACCACGATCTGCCGCTCGATGGAGAAGCCGCAGACCATCGTCGGCTTCAAGATCGGTCATGCGCTGGTCGACGAGCTCGATGTGTTGCCCGCGCTCAAGGCTCAGCACGCTTGGCGCAAGATCATTGCCCGGATGCGCTACAACGTGCCGGGCTTGAAGAACGGCGTAGATGTGACGACGACGCCTGAGGGCTTCAAGTTCGTCTACCAGCAGTTCATGAAGCAGATCCGCGAGAAGCCCGCGCTCGCTTCGATGTACGGCCTGATCCAAGCCAGCACGTTTGATAACGAGCTGAACCTGCCCGACGACTACATCCCATCGCTGATGGAGTCGTATCCGGCCCAGCTGATCCGCGCTTACCTGAACGGCCAGTTCGTCAACCTGACCTCAGGGTCGATCTACCACGCGTACGACCGAAAGCTGAATCAGTGCTTCGACAAGGTTGAGCCTGGTGAGCCGCTTTTCATCGGTATGGACTTCAACGTCGGAAAGATGGCAGCAATCACCCATGTGAAGCGCGATCAGGGCATGCCGCGCGCCGTTGATGAACTCACGAACGGCTACGACACGCCGGACATGATCAAGCGCATTAAAGAGCGCTACTGGCGCTACAACGGCAACGACTTCGAAAAAACCTGCGAGATCAGGATCTACCCGGACGCCTCGGGCGACTCGCGCAAGTCGGTAAATGCCAGCCTGACCGACATCGCCATGCTCAAACAGGCCGGATTTGCGGTGATTGCTCCGGCAGCAAACCCACCGGTGAAAGACCGGATCAATGCCATGAACGCCATGTTCTGCAACGCACAGGGCGAGCGCCGCTACAAGGTCAACCCGTTCACCTGCCCGACCTACGCCGATGGCCTGGAACAGCAGATCTGGGCGCCCAACGGCGAGCCGGACAAGACGCAAGGCAACGACCACGCGAACGACGCGGGCGGCTACTTCATCCACAAAGAATTCCCGATCATTAAACCGGTCACCACCTTGAATATGGGGTTTGCTCGCTGATGGCCAATGACGTCACATTCACCCGCCCCGAGTACGACGCGGCGAAGAACCGCTGGCGCCTGGTGCGTGACGTCTGCAAGGGTTCGGAAACGATCAAGGCGGCCGGAGAGCTGTACCTGCCAAAGCCCAACGCTCACGACCAGACCGAGGAGAACAAACAGCGCTACAAGGGCTACCTCAAGCGCGCCGTGTTCTACAACGCCACAGGCCGGACGAAACACAGCCTCGTGGGAGCGGTGTTCCGTACCTGGCCAACGCTCACCACGCCGGGCGCACTCGAATACGTGTCCAAGGACATCGACGGGCAGGGCGTCAGCATCTATCAGCAGTCCCAGTCGGTGATCGGGCATTTGCTCGAAGTCGGTCGACACGGCCTGCTGGTGGACTACGCCGCCGTCGAGGCTGGCAGCGTCAGCAAAGCCGATGAGATCGCCGGTCGCGCCCGGGCAAACGTCAGCAGCTATCCGGCTGAGGCCATTCGCAACTGGAAGACCCGTCAGGTTGGCGGTCAGCACCTGCTCAGCTTGGTGGTTCTGCGCGAGACGGTCGACGTCGACACCGATGACGGGTTCGGCAGCGAGCAGGTAGTTCAGTACCGCGTGCTTCGGCTCGACGCCGCAGGCATCTACACGCAGGAAGTCTGGCAGGAAAGCACAGCGGTCACCGAGATGGTTGTGCCGCCGTTCACCCCGCTCAACGGCTCCGGCCAACAGTGGAAGGTGATCCCGTTCCAGTTCCTCGGCAGCGAGAACAACGACACCAGTATCGACGACTCACCGCTGTACGACATGGCCGAAGTAAACATCGGTCATTACCGCAACAGCGCTGACTATGAAGATGCGGCATATCTGATGGGCCAGCCTCAGGTGTACATCGCCGGGCTCGATGAGCAATGGGTAGCCATGCTGGAGGCTAAGGGCATCTACTTTGGATCGCGAGCGATCCTACCTCTGCCGGTAAATGGCTCCGCTGGCCTTCTTCAGGCTGAAGCAAACACCATGATCAAAGAGGCCATGGACGCCAAGGAAGAGCAGCTGGTTTCCTTGGGTGCCCGGTTGATCGAACGCGGTAGTGCCGTTAAGACTGCCACGCAGGCCGACAACGACAGCGCCGCCGAACACAGCGTGCTTTCGCTGGTGGTCAGCAACGTCAGCGAAGCTTACACCCAGTGCCTGGCATGGATGGCTGAGTTCACAGCTGCCACTGGCAAGGCCGAGTACAAGCTGAATCAGGACTTCACGCAGATCAGCTTGGACGCGAACATCATGGCCGGCCTGTTCAATGCCGTGCAGGGCGGTCGACTGCCCGTGACCGACTTCTGGCAGTACCTGCGCGATCGCGGAATCATCAATCCTGAAAAGGATGACGATCAGATCCGTGATGAGCTTGAAACGGACGCGGCCAGCCTGAACCTGGACGACGAGGATCCACCGAATGGCGGCCAACCAAGCAATCCTTGACGCCACCATCCGGCACGCCGTCTTCCTGGAACAGCTGAAGTCAGGCGAGGTGAAAAAGTTCGCCCCGTTCCTGAAGGAGATCGACCGCAGCATCCGCGACCGGCTGACCAAGACAGATCTGACCGACTACACGGTGGTGCGCCTTGAGCGCCTGCTGAAAGAAGTCGACAGCCTGCTGCTGGGCATCTTCGACCGGTTCACCGACCAGCTGAATCTCGATCTGGTGGATATCGCCAACTACGAGGCGCAGTTCGAAGCGACCAGCCTGACGCGCGCGGCGCCGCCGAGCATCACGTTCGACGCGGCGTTGCCCGGCTCTGCTGCAATCCGGGCAGCCATCCTCACGAACCCGCTCAGTGTGCGTGGTGCGGACGGCGGCAAGCTGCTCGACTCCTTCATCGAGGGATTCACCTCAACGGAGCGGCAACGCCTCACTGGCGCGATCCGGCAGGGCTTCTTCGAGGGCCAGACAAACTTCCAGATCATCAAAAACATTCGCGGTACCAAGGCGCTCAACTTCAACGACGGCATCCTGGCCACGACCAACCGCAATGCCGGTTCAGTTGTGCGCACAGCAGTCCAGCACGTCGCCACCCAGGCGAGGATGGAGACGCTGAAGGAAAACAGCGACGTCGTTCAGGCTGTCGAGTGGGTCAGCACGCTGGATTCGAAGACGACCGCCCAGTGCAGGACGCTGGATGGCCGACGATTCAAGCTGATCGAAGGACCGCGTCCGCCGATCCACATCAACTGCCGCTCTACGGTGGTAGCGATCACCAGGTTCAGCGCACTGCTATCGAAAGACGGCACGCGCGCCTCGGTCGGGGACAGTGGGCCGCAGCAGGTGAGGGCAGACCTCAGCTATTACGACTGGCTCACTCAGCAGCCCGCTGCGTTTCAGGACAAGGCCATTGGCCCCGTGCGAGCAAAGCTGCTCCGCGATGGTGGCCTCAGCGTCGAACGGTTCTCAGAGCTACAGCTCGACCGCAATTTCGCACCACTGACCCTCGATCAAATGAAGGCTCTTGAGCCTCTGGCGTTCGAGCGGGCAGGAATCAAATAGCAGGCAGGGCCTGCGTCTAAGTCTCCGGGAGACAACCAATGCTGAAGTTCCAACTGGACACCCTTGATGGCGTCGAAGAGTCCGTGCGCGCGCTGTACACCGAAAAAGACGGCAAATTCGTGCTGGGCATCGAAGGCTTGCCGCAACAGGAAGACGTTTCAGGCCTGAAAGCCAAGGTAGACGAGCTGCTCGGCGAGAAGAAAGCCGCCGAGAAAGCCCGCAAGGATGCAGAAGAGGCAGCGCGCCTGGAACGCGAAGAAGCTGCGCGCAAGTCCGGCAACGTCGAAGAGCTCGAAAAGTCCTGGTCGGAAAAGTACAACCGCCGCGAAGCCGAGCTGAACGGCTTGCTCGAACAGGAGCGTGGCAGCCTTGGCAGTCAGATTAGGGATCTGACCGTAGGCCGCACCGCGACCGACATCGCAGCAGCATTGGCAATCCCAGGCAGCGCCAAGGCGTTGCTTCCTCACATCGAACGCCGCCTGAGCGTCGAACTGCGTGACGGCAAACCAACCGTCGTGGTTCTCGATCAGGCCGGCAAGCTCTCTGCGGCAACGCTGGATGAGCTGAAAGCAGAATTCACCAACGACACGGCCTTCGCGCCGCTGATCGCTGGCAGTAAGGCATCGGGCGGCGGGGCTGCCGGTGCCGGGAATGGCGGCGGGGCCGCAAAAGGCAACATCGGCGGCACTAAAACGGAACGCACAGCGGCAATCGCCAGCAAGTTCCCGGACCTCCCTCTCAATTAAGGAATAACCCATGTCCCTGTCTCAAATGCAGGTCTTCAACGATTACGTCATGCCGGCGACGCTGGAGACCCTGGATCAAATGCTCGCGGCCTTCAACGCTGCCAGCAACGGCGCCATCGTGCTGTCCCCGGACGGCTTCACTGGCGACTTTCTGCAAGAGTCGTTCTTTCAGAACCTTGCTGCCGCTCAGCGTCGCGTGAACCGTTACGCCGCTCAAGCTGCCGTGACTCCGGTCGACCTGACCGAACTGCAGAACACCACCGTGAAGGTGGCGGGTGGCTTCGGCCCGGTTCGCTATGAGCCATCTCAGATGACCTGGCTGCAGCGTCCGACTGCTCAAGGCATCGAAGTGGCTTCGCGCGCGTTCGCCGAAATCCTGCTCAAGGACCAGTTGAACACCGCCATCGCCGCTCTGGTCGCCGCGATCACCGCTCAGGCTGCAGCGGTCAACGACGTGTCGGCAACCGCTGGCATCTCGCAGGCTGGCTTGAACAGCTCGCATGCCAAGTTCGGCGATGCCAGTCAGAACCTCGTCGCTCAGGTCATGACCGGCAGCACCTGGCACAAACTGGTGGGCCAGAACCTGGCCAACGCCCAGAATCTGTTCCTGGCTGGCAACGTCCGTGTCGTGGACATCCTCGGCAAGACCTCCGTGGTCACCGACGCACCGGCGCTTTCCCAGACCGGTACGCCGAACAAGGAAATCATCCTCAGCCTGGCCTCCGGCGCCGCGCTCGTGCATGACAGCCGCGACATCATCTCGAACGTCGAGACCAGCAACGGCCAAACCCGCATCGAGACCACCATTCAGGTCGACTACACCTTCGGCCTAGGCCTGAAGGGTTACACCTGGGATACCGCTAACGGCGGCAAGTCGCCTACCAGCGCAGCGCTGGCCACCGGCACCAACTGGGACAAAACCGCAGCCAGCATCAAGGACACCGCCGGTGTTGCCCTGATCGGTGACGCTTCCAAGTAACCCTTTGATGTCCAGGCCGGGACGTGTGCCCGGCTTGGCGGAGATGCAATCATGAGCGAGAACAACATCTGGTATCTGCCAGGCCCATTTCACCGCTACGAAGGCGACGTGAAGGCCCAGGCCAAGAAGGCCGGCCTGATCATCGTCGATGCTAACGTGACGGACAGCCGTGACGGTGCTGCCGAAAAGACGCCCACTGCCAAGCTGAAACCCGAATGGTCGGCCAAGTCTGAAAAGACCGGTCCTGAAACCGATCCGAAGAAAATGAACGTTGAAGACCTGCGCGCTTGGCTGACGTCTAAGGGCATCGAGTATGATGCCAATGCACTGAAGCCGGACCTTCAAGCCCTCATCCCAGCGGAATAACCCATGGCACTCATCGTCGAGGACGGTACCGGCAAGCCTGATGCCGAAAGCTACGCGAGCGCTGCCGATCTGGTCATCTACGCCGGAAAGTTCGGCGTGACGATCCCGGCAGACGAGCCAGCGCAGGAAGCATTGCTGCGCCGGGCTGCCTTGGCGATGGATGGCATGACGTGGAAGGGCAGGAAGATGTCGAGTGATCAGGCTCTTGCCTGGCCTCGACGTGGTGTCGAGTTGGATTGCGAGATCAAGCCCGACAATTACCTGCCGGCCCGCATCGAGTACGGTCAGATGGCGTTGGCTGCTGAGATTCATGCTGATGACATCGATCCTCCGGAACTGCGCAAAGGCGCAGTTACCCGGGAGCGAGTCGAGGGCGCAGTCGACACCGAATACGCTGTAATCCCGAACAACAGCAGCAGACTGTTGCCAGCTGCGCCAGACCGGCCCAGCGCGACACAGTTTGCCGACTACCTACTGAAGCGCGGGCTGTTTGCCGTAAGGGTGTGAGCGATGAGTGAGTTCTACGACCGCATGGCTGCCACCGCTCTGCGGTTGATCACTCAGTACGGTCAGCCGGTAACCCTCCGCGATACGGTCAAGGGAGTCTATGACCCTAGCACCGGCAAGACCGGCCCGGACACACTAACCGAGCGGACCGCCCAAGGCATCCTGCTCGACTTCACCGGCCAAGAATTCCAGACCAGCAGCCTGATCAAGGTCGGCGACAAGAAATTGAAGATCGCCGCGAGCGGGCTCAATTCGCCGCCCACGCTGCTGAGTAAGGCAGTCATCCAGGGCAAGACCTGGTCGATCGTCCCACCACTGAAAGAGATCAATCCCGCAGGCACGCCGCTGCTGTACGAGCTGCAGGTGCGGTCATGAGCCGCGCGGGCGCCGGGCAGTCCGGCAGCTTTGCGCTAAGCCTGGCCCAGTTCGCCGAACAGGCCAAGGAAGCCATTGATGCCAGCCTGCGCGAGATCGTCATCGAGATCGGCAGCAGCGTGATTCGCATGTCCCCCGTGGGCAACCCGGAGATCTGGGCAGCCAACGTCGCGCACCGGGCAAAGAATTCCCGCGCTGCCGATGACTACGACTTCAAGGTTGCCGTCCGAAATACGCTGATCAACCTGGACGACACCAATTTCACCAAATCCGGCAATCTGCGCAAGGGCGTGAAGTACGCCAAGCCGCTGACCAAGGCCGAGCGGGTCCAGAACTTCAATGTGAACGGTCTCGTTTCCGGAAAGGATTACGTCGGCGGCCGGTTCCGTGGCAACTGGATGTTCAGCATCGGTTCGCCGGATAACACCACGACGGAGGAGGTCGACCCGAGCGGCCGCAAATCCACCGCGCGAATCGTCGACGGCGCGATTGAGTTCAAGGCAGGCGACACGGCCTATATCACCAACTCGCTGCCGTACGCGATCCATCTGGAGTTCGGCCATTCCCAACAGGCGCCCGGTGGCATGGTCCGCATAACCGTCGCGCGATTCCAGCAGATCGTGCTGGAGGCCATCAGGAACAACCAGGTATGAGCCACCAAAGCATCCGACGCATCTATGAGCAGCAGCTTGCAGCTTGGGCAGGTCCGCGCGGGTTGCGGATCGCCTATCAGGGCGTGGCATTCGATCCCGATGACGATGAGACTTATCTGCGCGCCTTCACGCTGCCCGCGGGCACAGACACCCAGACACTGGAAGGCACGGATCGGATTTACACAGGCGTTTTCCAGGTCAGCATCATTTCTCCGGCTGGCAATGGCACAGGCGATGCGGAAGGGCTGGTTGATGACCTGGACGAGCTGTTTCCGACATTTCTGAGACTCAGGCAGGGCGACTTCGAAGTGATGGTGCTGACGCCTGTTGAACCCGGGCCAGCCATTGTCGACGACACCACGCTTACCTTATCGGCTTCGTTTCAGTATCGGGCCGACCGCGCATAACCCGCCCATTGGGCACACCCTGAACCCCGCCAAGTGCGGGGTTTTTCATTTCTGCGAAGAGGAAAAATCCCATGGGCTACAAACTCCCGAACGGCGGCTACTACCAGGTCGCAGCGACTTACGACGCTGTCCTGCCGTTCTCGGCACTGTCGAACGCCACTGAAGCTGTGGCCACCGTCACCGGTGCGTCCCTTGCGGTAGGTGACATCGTTCTGCTCAGCTCCGGCTGGAGCAAGCTGGACAACAAAGTGGTGCGCGTTAAGGCCGCTACGGCAACTGCCATCACGCTGGAAGGCATCGATACCACCGACGTGATTCTGTTCCCCGCCGGCGGCGGTGTCGGCAGCATGAAAAAGATCCTTACTTGGGTTCAAGTACCTCAAGTGTCGGACCTGGCTTTCTCGGGCGGCGATCAGAACTATCTGGACGTGGTGTTCCTCGAGGACGACCAGGGCAAGCAGGTTCCCACCGACAAGTCTGCAGCCAGCATGACTTTGACCATCGCTGACGACCCATCCAAGCCGTTCAACGCTGTGCTGCTCAAGGCCGACGCCGGCAAGCAAGTTCAAGCGGCTCGGCTGGTCCTGCCGGGTACCGACCAACTGCTCTACGGCGCGTTCATCTCGTTCTCCAAGCAGCCGGCGGTATCGCGCAACAACCTGCTGACCCGTACTGTCAGCCTCGCCCTGCAATCCGAACCAACCCGCTACCTGTCGTAAGGAATCAGCATGGCAAAGTTCAAGATTGCCCAGAACCCCACGTTCAAGGCGGACGTGGATATTCCTCGAGTGGGCGGCACCTTCAACAAGGTGTCGTTTGAATTCAAATACCGCGACCGAAAGGAATTGGCCAAGCTGTTCGCGGGCTGGCAGCAATCTGCCAAGGACTATCAGGACCGCCTGAAAGAGAAGGGCGATGACATCACCCTAGTGGATGTAACTGACGCTGATATTGAGCATCAGATTCTGCAGGTCAGCGATCTGGTAGTTGGCTGGGGGTTCGACGACAAGTTCACGCCTGAAGCTATCCGCGCCTTGGTTGAAACCTCGGCCAGCGCAGCCGATGCAATCGTCAAGGCCTACCAGAACGCGTTCGCCGCGGCCCGCTTGGGAAACTGAAAGAGGTGTCGCAGGCGCTGTACGAGCCTGTGGCACCACCCAATCAGCTCGCCCAGTTCGGCATATCGGCGGCAGACCTTGACGAGACTGTCGAGGTTCTGCCCGACAACTGGCCCGCTTTTGTCGTCATGGAAGCATTGGGTACTCAGTGGCGAGTCGGTATGGCTGGGCGTACAGGTCTCGATTATTCAGCCGTCCCAGCGATCATGGCCCTCGTCGGCATCCCCAAGAAAACCAGAAGCCAGGTCTTCCAGGACGTTCGCGTCATGGAGGCTGAGGCGTTGCTCGTCATGAGCGAATCGAAATAGCGGAGCACTCATGTCTGGAACCATCGCGCAACTGGGCATTGAGGTCGAGTCCGGCGAGGCAGTACAAGCCGCCACTGACTTGGACAAGCTCACACAGGCCGGGGTAAAGGCCGAGAAGGCTGCCGATGATGTATCCGCGGGCTTCGATAAGGCAGCAGCAGCCGCAGCGAAGCTGGCGGCAGCAGAAGCCAAAGCAGCAGAAGAAACAGACAAGGCCAAGGCGCGGCTTTTGGAAACCGCCAAGGCCTCGCTTGAGGCGAGCGAGTACTACCAGCGCCTTACCACCAGTGTGACGAATACCGCTGGCTCTATGGAAAAAGCCGGGGCGTCAGTCACTGACTTCGCGGCAATTCAAAGAAACCTCAATACGCTGACCCCTACAATCGATCAGCAAACTGATGCGACCAAACGTGCTGCGGCAGCCACGGGTGTTCAGACCGAAGGCCTGGATAAGCTGCTCAACAAGTTGAACCCTGCTCGCGCTGCGACTGCGAACTACAACAAGGATCTCGATACGCTCTCCAAAGCCTACAAGGCGGGGGAGATCGACATCGACAAATACACCGCTGCTGTCGGAACAATCAACGGCAAGCTCAAAGCGCTCAACGGCGAAGGGACCGTATTCGACAAGCTCAACCTTGGCACTCGCCAGGCGCAAGAAAACGTTAGCCAGCTGGCTAATGCTATCTCTGCTGGTGACCTGAACAGCGGCGCCAGGGCAATTGCCCAGATTGGCGCTGGTGCCGGAGCATCTGCCGTACAGCTGGGCAAGCTGCTGTTGCCGTCTGCTGCTCTGGCGACCGTGCTAGGGGCAGTAGCGTTCGCATTTGTGGATGCAGAGCGGGAGGCTTCCGCCTTCAATAAGTCGATCTTTGCTGGCGGCAATGCGGTCGGAGTTTCTGCGCAGCAGCTGCAGGAGATCGCAAAGCAGGCAGGTATTCTGACCCATAACTTCGCTGGCGCGCGTGATGCCGCCATTGCGTTAGCTGCGAGCGGCAAGGTTGCGGGAAGCGAGCTCGCTAACCTGACCGAAGCTGCATCAGCAATTGCCTCGTTCACCGGTGCCGGCGCTACAGAGGTTGCCAGAGGCCTCGCAGGGATTGGCTCATCTGCATCCGAGGCAGCCGTAAAAATCAGCGAACAGTACGGTCTGATCACGTCAGAGCAGTACCTTGCGATTAAGGCCATCGAGGATGATGGCGAGGCTCAGAAGGCGCTCGATCTACTAAGTGCCGATCTAAATCAAAACGCCCAGCAGCGCCTGAAAGAGTATCGCGCGTCTCTGTCGGACATTGAACTCGGCTGGGATGACATCAAGAACAGCATAACGAATGCCTATGCTGCGGTCAGATCGGAGGTCTTTCCCGATCTCGGTAAGCAGATCGAGATCATTCAGCGCGTTCTGGACACCAGAAAAGCGGGAGGAGTGGCGGGTGCGTTGTCGAACGGCCTCAGCACCCTCAACAGCGCATTGGGGCTTGGCACCGGTGACGATGACGACTCAACTGCAGCACTTGAGAAGAAACTGGCAGGGCTGAAGGCGCGTCAAGCATCAAGCCAGGCTCTGGCGGCAACCACAGGCGAGACCGTCAATGCCAACAAAGATCTGATCGCAGTCCAAAGGGATTTGGATCGGCAGCTCGACAACGTCAGCCCCCTTTCGAAGCGTGAAGCCGCGATCAAGAAGCTGAACGCGCAGTTCACCGAGCTTTACGAGAAATCAGCGAAATCAGGGCAAAAGTCGCCGTTACTAAACGGGGTAGATTTTGACGGAAAGTCCTTTTCTGGCGGCGCCTATAAAACGCTCCTTGACGGCATCAACACGAACATAAAGGACCCAAAGGGGCCTGCAAATCAGCTGGACCTGACAGGCTTCAACAACGCTCAGAACCAACTGAAGTCGGTCACTGGCTATTACCAGAACATCGAGAAGGAGTTGGAAGCCGCCCAAAAAGCTGGCCTGGTATCGGCCGAGTCCTACAGCAGTCAGCGCATCGCGATAGTTGAGCAGGAAAAGGGTGATGTAACCGTTGCCTACGACGCAGAGATATCCGCGCTCCAGACGCTTCGGGACAAGTCTTCGACCACTGCGCAGCAGCGTATTCAGATCGATCAGAAGATCGCTGACGCAAAAGCAGAGTCTGTCAAAGCACAGGAAGGTTACGACTCTCGCTTGCAGGCGCTCGCCACCGAGGAAGACGGGCGGGTCAAGAAGCAGACGTACAACATCGCGCAGTATGTCCAGGCTCTGGGTCAGCAGCAAAAGGCTTTGGAGCTTGCGGGGCAGCGTGCTGTCTTGGGCGTTGGCCGTGGTGATCGTCAGAACGCGCTCAACGCCGAACTGAATGCCCAGCAGGACCGCTTCGCCCAACAGGCACTGGATTTGGAGAATCAGCGCTCCGACCCTTCTCGCAACATGTCGACCGAGGAGTTCGAGCAGAAATCCAAAGCACTGGCCGATGCCAATAAAAAGGCAACCGACCAGATCCAGCAGAACTACGCCGATGTGCAGGCTGCTCAGGGTGATTGGACCAATGGGGCTGCGTCCGCTTGGGAAAACTACCTCGACAGCGCCAAGGACGTGGCCGGGCAGACGAAAACGCTCTTCACCAATGCGTTTTCCAACATGGAAGATGCAGTGGCGAACTTCGCCATCACTGGCAAGCTGTCCTTCAGCGACTTCACCAAAGCGGTTATCTCTGATCTGGCTCGCATCGCTACCCGGCAGGCTACCTCGGGGGTTCTCAGCACTCTGTTCGGCATCGGTGCCTCAGCCGCAGGGTCTTACGCTGGCGGCTCTTCGGCAGGCTCTGGTGCGAGTTCGGGGTTCGACTACAGCTTGGGTTCGGCATCCTCTGGGCTTTCTTACGGGGGCGGCCGTGCCACTGGCGGCGATGTTGCGCCTAACTCGCTGTACCAGGTAAATGAATTGGGTCCTGAGCTGTTCAACCAGGGCGGTAAGTCCTATTTGATGACAGGAGCAAATGGCGGAAGTGTTACCCCGCTTGGTTCGGGGGCAGGCCCTGTCGCTGCCGGCAGTGTTGGCGGAAGCCCTAACGTCTACATCAGCATCGCCAGTGACGGCTCATCGCAGGTCAGCTCAGATACATCGGGCCTTGAATCATTCGGCAAGCAAATCGGCGAGATCGCGGCTCAGAAGTATCGCGAGCTTGAAGCGAAATCGCTTTCGTCGCAGGGCAACATCCGACAGGCCATTAACGGGAGGCGATGATGCCGGAAGCATTCACCTGGACGCCGGACGCAAAGCCGACCGGCAAATATTCCAACCGAACGAAGTCGGCACGGTTTGGCGATGGATATGAGCAGGTGGTCGCGGACGGGATCAACAACGAGTCCCAGTCGTGGCCGCTGACGTTCACCAGCAGCAAGGTACGAGCCGATCAGATCATGGCGTTCCTGAGAGCGAGGAAGGGCTACCAGTCGTTCAGCTGGAAGCCCCCATTCGGCGATCAGGCACTCTTTCGCTGTACTGAGTACACCGCCACTGACCTGGGCGGCGGCCAATGGGCCGTATCAGCCACCTTCGACCAGTCATTCCAACCCTGAGGTAACCCATGGGCATCAATGCCGACATCCAGACGCTGGAGCCGGGAGAGCGCGTGGAGCTTTTCGAACTCGATGCCACATCGGTTGGCGCTGAGCTTTATCGGTTCCATGGATACAGCAAACTTGGATCGATCTGGTGGCAGGGCTTGGAGTACTCGCCCTGGCCGATTCAGGCAACGGGCTTTGAGATCACAGCGGACGCCCAGCAGCCCAACCCTTCGTTGCTGGTTGGTAACGTCACCGGTTTCATCAGCGCGCTGTGCCTTGGGTTCGAGGATCTTGTCGGAGCGAAGCTGACACGACGTCGGACCTTGGGCCGCTACCTCGATGCGGTGAACTTCCCGGGAGGAAACGCCGAAGCGGATCCGGACGAAGAGTTTTCGCCTGACGTTTGGTACATCGAACAGAAACTGGGCGAGGACAAAACGAAGGTCGAGTTCTCCCTGGCTTCACCGATCAACCTCAACAACAAACAGCTGCCAGCGCGCCAGATCGTCGCGAACTGCTGCCAGTGGCTGTCGATAGGTGGTTACCGCGGGCCGTACTGCGGCTACACCGGCGGGCCGGTGGCGACCGACGACGACATCATCACCACCGACGCCGCCAGCGACATGTGCAGCGGCACGCTCAAGGGCTGCAAGTTCCGTTATGGCCAGAACGGGCAGCTGCGCTTTGGTTCGTTCCCGTCAGCCGGGAGGATCGGATGAAGATTACGAAATCAACGCTTGATCATATCCATCAGCACGCGGTTCAGTGCTATCCGGCTGAGGCTTGCGGACTGATCATCAGGGAAGGGCGGGCGCAGGTTTACGTACCGTGCACCAACGTGGCCACATCGCCCGGCGAGCATTTCAGAATATCAGCTGAGGATTACGCCTCCGCCGAAGATCGCGGCGCAGTGTTGGCGGTTGTGCACAGCCATCCGGACCATTCGCCGCAACCCAGCGAGGCAGACCGAGTAGCTTGCGAAGCCAGCGGCTTGTCCTGGCACATCATTGAGGTGCGCAAGGGTGATAATGGCGTGGTCTCTGCTGGCGAGCTTTTCAGTTTCACTCCCACAGGCTACCAGGCTCCTTTAATTGGTCGGTCGTTCCATCACGGCACCCTCGACTGCTACCAGATGATCGTCGACTACTACCAGCGCGAGCTTGGAATCACGCTCAAGCAGTACGGGCGCGAGGATGACTGGTGGAGTAACGGTGGCAACCTGTACATGGAGAAATACGCCGATGCGGGATTTTCGCCCGTGAACGATCTGCAGCAGGGCGACGTAATTATCATGCAGGTGCGGGCGCCGGTCCCGAATCACGCGGGCATCTACCTGGCGGACGGCATCCTGAAGACCGAGCCAGAGCATTACCCCGCGCCGCGATCAATCCTGCACCACCTGCACGGGCGAGACAGTCGCCGCGATGTCTACGGAGCCTTCTGGGCGGAATCCACGCGATTGATCCTACGCCACTGCGACGTAATTAATCGGATTCATCTCGAAGGGCGCTAATCTTGGCTATCCTCATCCCTCTAAATGACCGCTTGTCGCATTGCGGTAGAGCGACAATGGCCTCCCGCCGCTAAAGCCGGGCGCTCGGTTCAAAGCCGAGAAACGCCGACTTATACATATATTGACAATGTCGGGTTGCGCACTAGTATTGCGCTACCTATAAATCTTATAGGTACGTATGAGCACTATTCCACCGTTATGGTCGCCACAAGAGCTCGAAAACCTGATTCACGTGCTAGCACGGGACTCGGCGAGAGTGGTTATGACTGATCATTTCCTCGAAAGGTTGGTAGAGCGAGGTGTGACTGTCGGTGAGGCGCTAAGGTGCTTGCAACGCGGGGCCATCATCAGAGGTCCAACGTACAGCGCAGAACACAATAGCTTTGAGTTTAGGATGTGCGAGCAACCGCCGCGCGACATCGTGTGCGTTGTCGCGGCCGTCAAGCCGGTACCTGACCCCGGCGAGATGATCGCCATCACCGTATGGGAGGTGACGTAATGTTCGAATACACAGGGAGCGGCCTGGAAGGCATCTACCTGAAAAATGGTTACACAATTGTTGAAACCTCGTATGGAAGGGGCGTGAAAATTCAGGACGTTGAAGGCCTGCATCGCGCGATTGCTATCGAGATCGTTCAACAAAGAAAGCCTATGACGGGCCATCAGTTCCGGTTCTTAAGGAAAGAGCAGGATCTGGTTCAAGAGGAAGCAGCGGCGTTGTTTCGCGTTGACGTGCAAACGATCGCAAATTGGGAAAAGAAAGGAAGCGATCCTGTTCCTGGAGCCTCTGACATTGCCATGCGGGCTTGGTACTCGGCGTATATCCATGCCAATTATGGCCCAGTTAAAGTTGAACCTGGCACGCCCGCTGAGGAAGGTGCTACGTTTCAGCACTGTAAAGATCAATGGGTTGAGGCTCGCGCGGCCTGACCACGAATCGTTCCTAAAAACCCGCTCCGGCGGGCTTTTTTATGCCCGGAGAAATTATGACCTCGATCAACTACGCCCCCAATGAGCGCCTGCGCACTATCCGCCTGTACGGCACGCTTGGCGCCCGGTTCGGTCGTGTGCATACCCTGGCCGTGAACAGTGTGGCCGAGGCTTGCCGCGCTCTGGGCGTTCTGTTCCCTGGCTTTGACCAGTTCATGGCCGAATCGAAGGACAAAGGCATAGCTTTCGCTGTGTTCCATGGCAAACGCAACATTGGGCGCGAGGAGTTCAATGACCCGCCTGGGCGCAGCGAGATCCGAATCGCTCCTGTGATTCAGGGCAGCAAGCAAGCTGGCCGTCTTCAAACTGTCATTGGCGTGGTTTTGATTGCAGTGGCCAGTTACTTCTCCGGAGGCTTGGCTGCTGGCGGTGCAAGCCTTTTCGGAACAACCGGGGCCGGAGCAGCCGCGTGGGGCGTGGTCGGTGCTGTTGGTATATCGCTTGCGCTGGGCGGGGTAGCCCAAATGATCACCGGCACACCCAAAGGCCTTGGTAGCCAAGACTCAGCAGACAATGCGCCGAGCTACGGCTTCAACGGCCCAGTCAACACACAAGCCCAAGGCAATCCGGTACCGCTAGGCTACGGGCGATTGATCGTCGGTAGCGCGGTGATATCGGCAGGAATTTATGCCGAGGACGCTCAGTAGGTTGAGCGCTGTCCTGCTCATCGCTTTCGAGCTGCGCACTTCGCATAGAGGCTTTCCGCACCACCATGCTTCGCCATGAAAAAACTGTGAGCGTGCCCTTGTCGACCTGTTCCCACCCCCAACAGCTCGATTGCTTTAAGCTTTTGCTCCATGCGGCCCTTGCCTTCGTATATTCGGCGCAGATCCATCAGAAAATTCAGATAGTCGTTGAACGCGAAATCTAGCTGTCCGATATCCGACCAAGTCTGCAGACCGCTGATATTTCCGCGCTCATCGAGTGCAACAAACGATCCTGCAGGGTAGTAGAGGTCGCATTTCAGCCTCTCTATTCGACGGAATTCCTTGTCACCGTATTTGCAGGTCGTGCCGACTAGCTCCAGATTTTTCAGAGTATTCGCTGCGACCGCACGCGGAATGAAGCAGACAGTGACTGCTGAGAACGGGTGGTTATTTCCAGTATTAGGTGATGGCTGCTCGTCTTTCACTGGACGTCCTTTTCAGTGGTGTGTTTGCGCTCATTGATGGTAATGCTAGAGTCCGGGCAAATAACGATGAGGGAACAACATGCGATTTTTGGCATTGGCTGTCAGTATTGCAGCAGTTGCAGGCTGCTCAGCGCCTTCGATGTCCGAGATGAGGTCTCAGGCTCCAGTCCAGAGTTACACCTCCCAGAAAGCTGAAGCGGATATCGCAAAGTGCATTCTTTTTGCCTGGCAGGACACTAGCCTCGCGGGCGGAAATGCTCAAGCCTCGATCCAGCCAGGACGGTCAGGTGGTAGCACCGTACTCACGCAAGGAAACGAATATTTCGTTGATATCGCCAAGCAAGGCAGCTCCACGGTGGTGAAATATTACGAGGTTGGCGATACGTGGATCTCCCGAAAGCTGCGACCCGGCGTCGTCGGCTGTATTTAATAAATTGAATCAAATGAACCCGCTCCGGCGGGTTTTTTTATGCCCGGAGAAAAGTGCATGGGTTCGCTCCAAGAGATCAGCGGCGCGAAGAGCAGCGGCGAGAGCCAGAAGTCTCCGACCGAGACGCCAGACAGCCTGATCAGCATTGCCTATGCAAAAGTCCTGGACGCGATCAGCGAAGGTCCGATTCTGGGTTTGGCCAACGGCAACCAGTCGATCTTCCTGAACAACACGCCTTTGGCCAATGCCGACGGCAGCCTCAACTTCACCGGCGTGACCGTGGGCACCCGCACTGGCGAAGCTGATCAAGACTACCTGCCAGGCTTCCCCTCGGTCGAAAGCGAAACCGGTGTGGGCGTCGAGTTGAAGTTTTCGGCGCCATGGGTGCAGACGATCAGCAATACCGAGTTGTCGGCCGTCCGCGTGCGCTTGGCTGTTCCGTACCTGACCTACACCGACGACAAGGGCAACATCAACGGCTATCAGGTCGCCTACGCGATCGATATCGCGACCGACACCGGGCCGTATGTTCAGGTTGTGAACTCGTCGTTCAACGGCAAGACCACCAGCACTTATGAGCGAAGCCATCGTATCGATCTGCCAGCGTCCACGACGGGCTGGCGCGTTCGGGTCCGTCGCCTTACGCCCGACTCGACTACATCGAACATCCAGAGCACGACGAACATCTCGTCGTATACCGAAATCATCGATGCGAAGCTGCGCTATCCGTACACAGCGATCGTCGGCATCACGGTAGATGCCTCACAATTTTCCAGCATTCCTTCCCGGGCCTTCGACTGCAAGCTGCGTATCGTCCGTGTTCCTTCGAACTACGTTGCCGAAACCCGCACATACGTCGGGACTTGGGACGGCACGTTCCAGATGGCGTGGACAGACAACCCCGCGTGGATCTATTACGACTTGATCCTCAACGACCGGTATGGCCTTGGCCAACTGATCACCGCGGCTCAAGTGGACAAGTGGGGCCTGTACCAGATCGCTGGCTACTGCGATGAGATGGTCGCAGACGGCAAAGGTGGGGTTGAGCCTCGTTTCACCTGCAATCTTTACCTGCAAACTCGCGCCGACGCGCTTCAGGTGCTACAGGATCTGGCCAGCATCTTCCGTGGGATGGCGTACTGGGCCGCCGGGTCGGTGGTGGCCTCGGCAGACATGCCTACCGATCCGGTCTACACCTACACGAACGCGAATGTCATCGACGGTCTGTTCACCTACGTCGGCAGCGCGCGCAGCACCCGCTATTCGGTTGCATTGGTCAGCTGGAATGATCCGGCAAACTTCTATGAGAAGAAGGTCGAGTACGTCAGCGACCAGAAGGCGCTGGCGCGCTATGGCGTGCAGCAGACCGAGCTTTCGGCGTTTGGGTGCACGTCGCAGGGCCAAGCTCAACGTCTCGGTCATTACACGCTGCTCACCAACCTGCTGGAGAACGAGACTGTCAGTTTCTCGGCTGGTCTTGATGGCACCATCGCGCGCCCAGGGCAGATTATCCGTATTGCCGATGCTGACCGGGCTGGGCGGCGGATTGGCGGACGCATCAAGGCTGCGACCGCGCGCACCATCACCCTCGATGCAGATGCGACCGTGTCAATTGGGGATTCGGTTACAGTGATCCTGCCGACTGGCGTGGCTCAGACCAAGAGCGTGACCGGCTACGCGAATCGCGTGGTCACCGTCGGCACGTCGTGGACAGCTATCCCTGTCGCTCAGTCAGTGTTCGCGATCGAGAGCTTGACCCTGGTGGCGCAGACCTACCGCGTCCTGTCAGTCGCCGAGAACTTCAGCGACACCGAGATGAAGTACGACATCACCGCGGTCAAACACGTTGCTGGCAAATATGCCGCGATCGACAACGGCGCGCAGATCGTCCAGTTGCCGGTAACGGTGATTCCGCCGAGCGTACAGCCGCCGCCGACCAACATCCGGCTTTCATCGTTCAGTGCGATTGAGCAGGGCGCAGCAGTAACGACGATGCGCGTCGAGTGGGATGCCCCAGCAAATGCCGTTTCGTATGACGTCTGGTGGCGCCGTAACAGCAATGATTGGGTTTATGCCGGACGCACTTACTCCGCAGCCATTGAGGTCGTTGGCATCTATGCGGGCACGTACTTGGTTCGGGTTGCCGCGCTGAACTCTCTGAATGCCGCATCGATCTGGGGCTACAGCGAATCGACGCTGCTGAACGGCAAAGAAGGCCTGCCGCCGGCGGTAACCTCGCTGACGGCCACAGCGCTGATTTTCGGCATTCACCTGAAATGGACTTTCCCAACAGGTGCGGACGACACCCAGCGTACGGAAATCTGGTACGGGCCGACGACTGATCTCGCCGCCGCAACCAAGCTCAGCGACCTGGCCTATCCGCAGTCCGAGTACAACATGCAGGGCCTGCTGGCTGGCGTGACGTTCTTCTTCTGGGCGCGGTTGGTCGACCGGACTGGCAATATCGGTCCTTGGTATCCGATCGGCAATGGCGTGATGGGGCAGAGTAGCTCTGATGCTGGCGCCATCCTCGACATGATCGCTGGTCAGATTGGCGAGACGGAGCTGGGTCAGGAGCTGCAGGACAAAATCGACAAGATCGACGACCTGCAAGACCAGATCGACGCGCTGGATGGGCTGAAAGCCTACGACCCTGATCAGACCTACATGGAAGGCCAGATGATCGTCGTGGATGGCCGGATCTTCCAGGCTGAGCAGGATGTTCCGCTGAACACGCCGCCACCGAACGCTGCGTACTGGACCGATGTAGGCGACCTGCTCGAGACAGCAAACGGCTTGGCTGAACAGGTAGCGACGAACACGACCGACATCACCGAGCTGGATGGCGTTGTCACTGCGCAGGCCTCAAGCCTGCAAGCGTTACGGGCATCCGCCCGGGATGATAACGGGGAAGGTGAGTTAGCGGATGCGCTGAAGGGCTGGAGCAGTACTGCGAGCATCGTCAACGAGTCTAAGGCAGCGGCAAGCGCAAACGAAGCGACAGCCAAGACTGTTACCCAGCTCAACGCGACGGTGGGGGAAAACTCGGCCCAAGTGACCGACTTGCGGCAGGTGGTGGCCGACGAGAAGCAGGCGACAGCGACTGCCTTGCAACAGCTGGGCGTGAAGGTCGACGGAAACACCCTCGACATCCAGACCCAGTCGCAAGCCATTGTCGACGTGGATGGGAAAGTGTCGGGCTCATGGTCCGTGAAGATGCAATACAACTCGGCCACAGGGCAGTACATCGCCGCGGGCATCGGTTTGGGTATCGAAAACGGTCCAGCTGGACTGCAAAGCCAGTTCCTGGTCTCGGCGGACCGGTTCGCCATCGTCAACACGATTGCTGGGGGCGCGATTGCCGTACCGTTCGCTGTTCAGGGCGGTCAGGTCTTCATCAACCAGGCGTTCATCCAAGACGGCACCATCACCAACGCCAAGATCGGCAGCTACATCAGCTCTACGAATTACGTCGCTGGGCAGAGCGGCTGGATCCTCAACAAGGATGGCACGCTGGAAATAAACGGCGTGATTCCAGGGCAGGGCCGACTGGTAATCAACGCGCAGAGCGTTTCGGTTTACGACGCCGGTGGCGTATTGCGTGTCCGACTTGGGTACCTGGGGTGATTTATGGCTTATGGCATGCGGATATGGGGCGCCGATGGGGCGCTCCAGCTCGATGAAAACTCTTTCACTTTCCGGGTGGTACTGTCTGTCGTTGTCGCAAATTCTGGGTGGACCATCACCGATAGCAGTAAAGGCTTTGGGTACAAGGACTTTGCTGTTCCAGGAGCAACTCCCTCAAATGCTGCGGCAACGGTTATTCCAATAGGCGCATATGCAGAAAACACCACTCAGTTTGAAACTGAAATGCTCAATGGTGTAGTGAGGGTTTACAACTACAATCGTGGCTTCACGGCTGGAGCATGGATAGCAAATGCTACTTCCATGAGGCTGTTGGTTATGAGGTTTGCCTGATGGGATACGGACTTCAATTCACCAACAACAGCAACACGGTGATACTAGATTCTGAGTTCGCTCGACTTACCATTCTCGGAAGTGGTCGATACGCACCCACGCAAGAGTCTGGGCTGGGTTCTGTGACAAACTTTCCTCAGGTCATCACGACCCAAGAGCCACCGCTTGTTTTTGTGCGACCTGATACCGTTGCTGGCGGGATCGCAGGGCTATGCCTGATGCGGGTAATTGGGTCTCCCGGAGCCTGGACGGGCTTCTACGTTCGAGCCTACGACGTCAACACATTACAACCTAATGGCCGATGGTTCGCCGCGGCTTTCACTTCGCGAGCGGCGGCCGCATATGGTTTGCGAATGTGGGATGGCGCAGGGCAGGTGATCTTCGACAGCGGCAACCCAGTGGCAGTTTTTACACGGTCTTTCCAGAACTGGACCTACGTTAAGTCAGGGTCCAGCGGTTCGAGTGTTCTTCATTACTACAGCGTGCCATTTAATTTCCCTGAAAATGAATACGTGATGATCAATAACTTCGGGATGAATATGGTGGCAGGTAATAATCCCGGTAGAACGCTCTATATGCTCTGGAATTTCGCTGAAGGTGTTCTATATGCCGTGACTGGTTCAGCTTCAAATCCTCAGCCTTTCTATCTTCCCGCCATCTTCGCCAAGATGACAATATGATCTAACTCAAAGGGAAATATCTATGCCCTGGTACAAAGCCGGGACGGTTTCTGTCGTCCAAAATTCTAATACCGTGACTGGCACAGGAACCTCTTTCATCGCGAACAGCAGGGTTGGCGATGCATTCCGTGGCCCTGACGGGGGGTGGTATGAGGTCACCAACATCGCAAGCGACACAGCGCTCTCGATCTCGCCCAACTACCAAGGGCCGAGCAATGCTGCTGGCGTTTACGCGCTGGCGCCGATGCAGGGCTACGTAAAGCAGTCTGCTGACGCGCTTCGCGCTCTGGTCAATCAGTTTGGTGGCGTGCTGGCGGTGCTGGGCACCGATCCGACGTTGGCGGGCGTCCGGACCGCGCTCAACCTGAGCGACACCGGCGGGCTGAGTGAGGGGTCGAACAAGTACTTCACCGACGCACGAGTTCGGGGCGCTGCGCTGACTGGCCTGCTGCTCACGGATGCTTCCGCCGTGGTTGCAACTGATGCCGTGTTGGCTGCCTTCGGCAAGCTTCAAGCACAGGCGAACGCCGCCAGCATTTCCATCAGCAACAAGGCGGCGAAGGGAGCGAACAATGACATCACCTCACTCTCTGCCCTGACCACAGCCCTCAGCCTGGCGCAGGGCGGCACGGGCGTAACCTCAATCGCAGCATTGCTGGCGGCGCTACAGGTCGCCGGTGCATTTGGCAAGACGAATGCTGTTGGCACGGTTTCACAGGCTTCGGGTATTCCAACTGGTGCGATTATCGAAACAGGCAGCAATGCCAGTGGCACCTACATCAAGCTGCTTGACGGCACGATGATTTGTTTCGGCACCACCGCCGGCGTCGATCAGACAACAACCTCAATCCCTTATACGGCCAGCGTTGGATTCCCCGCAGCTTTTGCAAACACGTCCTACAAAGTCTTCTTGAATATCGCATCGGTAAACGTAAGCAACACCTTCTCCGGATATGCGCGAGGAAACGTGGCAACGACATCTGCTTTCCAGATTGTGCAGTTTTGGAGCTACGTCCAAACATATTCCTACGGCTACATCGCAATTGGCAGGTGGTTCTGATGATTATTAAGCTTTCCCCGCAGCGCCGGGATGACACGCTGCAAGTGACAAAGCTGGGCAACATCCTCACCGTTAACGGTGAGCAGTTCGACTTCTCACGAATGGTTGATGGTGACACGTTGCCGCGCACCGCGATCTCATCTGAATGGTTCTCCAGTGACGTGGAAATGGTGAACGGTCAGCTTGTGCTGACCATGATCCTGCCGAACCCGGTCAACTACAGCCCCGAACAGGCTTTCCCCGTGGATCTGGTGGATGTTCCTGATGGTCCGGTGGCATTTCCTCAGCCGCTGCCTGAACCTGTCGCCGATGAAAACCTGAATCAGGAGGTCTTGGGATGAGCAACATTGACTGGTCACAGCTGATCACCAAGGCCATGAAAGACGCCGCTGCCGCCGCGCTTGTGATGGCGAATGCCAAGGCAGAGCTGTCAGCGCGCAACAGTTTCGCAGCAGTACAGATCGCCCGCATTCAGGATCGAGTCGACACTCTGGGCTATGGCGTAGATGCCGGCGAGGCCACGGAGGAAGACGAAGCGGAACTGGCAGCGCTGACCATCAGCCTCAAAGCATGGAAGGCCTACAAGTTCGCGCTGGGAAAGGTCGCAACGCAATCGACGTGGCCCGCGGCGCCGGCTTGGCCAGCAGCTCCCACCATACCCGTTATCGCCTCCGACCCTGCTTTGCAGCCCTCCGAAACCGTCTGATCGCGACAACGCGAACCGACCCGCCATCAAGCGGGTATTTTGCTTGGGGAAAACATGAGCTGACTCCCGAAAGCTCAGGGTCTTTGGCTGATTTGGCTCTCGAATTGGGTGTCAGCAGTGATGGCTACAAATGTCATGGCCCGCCCAATTAGATGGACACTGCTCAGTATTGCTTACGCCGCACTTGGATATCGCCGCGCTGGTACTGCTGATAACCGGTGTAAGGGATGACAATCGTGTCAGCAATTGCGGAAACAACCAGATCAATCGCGATCGGAGTTACCGCCCAGTGCGGGCCTGACCGGGGAGGGCTGTTTAGGTTGCAGAATTGGTAACTCATCCCGCTGAAAGTGCGCGGGATTGTGTGACAGTTGGATTGCCATTTTGCGAGGTCGTCAGCTGCGCCTTTCTCATCGCTGAGTGTCTTTATTGTGCCGCAGCCTGACAATGCAGCGGCGAGGCACGCGACGATCCATATCTTCATTCGTCTTTCTCCTTATTTTGAGATGACCAATGATAGCTGTATGAATAAGCCTGCTGCATGCGGGCTTTTTTTCGTCCGGAGAAAAGTTATGACCGTGACCAATCAAGATGGTGATGTGCTGGCGCGCACGCTGTGGCGCGAGGCGCGCGCTGAAGGGCTGGCTTGGCTCCAGGCAGGCGTTCGAATAGGTGCTGCAAAACACTATACAGGGAGTCAGACCTGTGAATCTGCGGAGTAGAACCGCTGTATCCACTCTCTACTATTAGGACGCCTTTCAGGTACCCCCGGTAAGTGACACTGTCTGGCCCATCGAGCTGCCTCATAGGGAAGATCGAAGAGCATCACTTGTCCATCGTGATCGACAACCTGATAGACCGTTGTGATCCCTTGGGAGGAGAAATGGGGCGGCACCTCGTTGCCTCGCAGTGCCGAAAATGTTAGTGCCATGCTGCTAATCCCGTGTTCAGTCGCGATCATCATAGCGTTTATTGTTTCAAACATTCGAATATGAATCCAAAGCCCGCCGAGTGCGGGCTTTTTTACGTCTGGAGAAAAGTGATGCCACCAGTGACGCGAGGGGTCCGTAACAACAACCCCGGCAACATCGACTACAACCAGCGCAATCAATGGCAGGGCCAGTTGGCGCCAGATCCAGCGATCGAGAAGCGGTTCGCCCGTTTTGACACTGCCGAGAACGGCATCCGCGCGTTGGCGAAGCTGATCCTCGCTTACCGCGGGAAGGACGGTATGCCCGGCATTGGCAGCACCGGCATCGACACCGTGCGGGAGGTGATCAACCGCTGGGCGCCTGGCGTCGAGAACGACACCGAGGCATATATCAAGGCTGTGGCCGCCGGCGTCGGCGTTACACCGAATCAGCCTATCGATCTGCGCAACTTCCGCACGCTGATCGCGATCACGACCGCGATCATCCAGCATGAGAACGGCAGCGAGCCCTACGCTGCTCCGGTCATCGCGGCAGGGGTGCAGCGGGCCTTATCCTAGGTTGACCTCATCAGCGGCTATTACCCCACAGCGCAACTCATCCACAAGCCTTTTTATCGCAGACTTATTTTTCAGGCTGGGTAGATAGACACCAGGAACCACGAAGGTCTTAGGCGTGGCTGAGTAGGTTGTCACTGTGATATCGACGCTGATGTCGTTGGAGAGGATGCAACGGCAGCTATTGGGCAGCATTTGTTGCTCAATAATCTGTGCTATTTCCTTGAAGCTCGAAACTTGATCCGTCATCTTTTAGCCCCTCCTGAAGCAGGACAATTCATGCTACTCAAAAAAATTAGCTGTGCAATGCTGCCAAAATGAAGCATGTACATAGTGGAGTTGTTGTACAAATTTCTTAAGTTAAACAGGTTTGATTATCGGATAGCCGCAAAATTACCCGCGCAGTTAACGAACGTCTAATCTTCCGCCGCCGCTAGGCAGCAGTCTCTGCTTTAGATGCGAAGTCATTCACGAGACAGGTCTTGGCATCGAGTCTCACGTAAGGAGGAACCATGAACGAAGCACTGTTCAAGTTGATCGGCGCTGCTGTCATCGCGGTAGCACTATTTATGTCCGGCGGCACTGTCGCGTGGTTCTGGCAGGCCAATGCCTATGGCAAGGTCATCGCCACCAACGAAGCCAACCGCCAGTCCGATCTAACTGCCATTGCCAATGCGGGCGCCAAGCAGGCACGCGAAGCGCTGGCCAAGCAGCAGGACGCCGAGCAGAAGCTCGCCACCCTTGACAAAAATGCGACCGAACAGAAGGAAAAGGCCAATGCTGAAAACGAAACTCTGCGCCGCGCTGTTGCTGACGGCACTCGCAGGTTGCGCATCGCGGGAAGTTGTAGTGCCGACGGCGAGAACGTGTCCCAAGCCACCAGCGCCGCCAGCGTGGGTGATGCAGGCACCGTCGAACTCTCTGCAGCAACTGGACGATCTGTTCTCGATATCCGCGCCGGGATCATTGCTGATCAAGCAGCCTTGAAGGCGGCGCAAGCGTATATCAGGGATGTGTGCCAATCGCCAGCATTGCCGTAACAGCCCATATGCATAAACTAACGCCCACACGGATTTGGGCGAAACCATGGACCATAGACTTGCTGGCTTGTCCTTTCTACTGACTCTCACTTGGATTGGAATTGTCCTAATCCTGTTCTGGATTTATGCCTGAGCCGCAGCCAGCAGATGCGTTTAGGTTCGGTCCCCAGTCTGCGCTGCCTCGACTGCCGGCCCAAGGAGGTCATAGTAGCGGTAATGAAAATCCGCTTCCTGCTTGTTGCCGTTAACTTTCGCTCGTATCGCCTGATCGAGATGCCATTCGCGCATCCGGCGTAGGCTTGCGATCTGTCTTTGGGATCGATTGTTGAACGGCATAATTTCCTCCGTCTGTACGATTATTGCTCCGTTTGTAGGACAATCCTAGACAAGCATAGTGATACTTTCAACCTGTCGGACATCATCCCATCCAGTATTGACCCTGCGTCTCGAATTCTCGTTAACTGTACATATGTACAGTATTGAGATTCACCCATGCACTTCCTCATCACGCCGCGCCGCCGCCTTGGCGTCGCTCTTACCAGACAAGAAATCAGCGCCGCGACCGCCATCAAGGGCGACGTCCACATAAATGAAGACCGCAACAGCGTGCTCGGCCGGGCGACACTGGTGGCCAGCGTGTTCAGCACTGCACCGGGGTGCCCCCATGCGTTGCCGCCTCTATTCGATGCCGACGTCACCAGCATGGCAACCCTGGGCATGAACATCTCGGGCGTTGAGGAAGTCGACGGGGCGTTTTACTTCCAATCGTGGTGGTGCCGCGTTGAGTGATGATCCGCTTTCTGCCTGGCGGTCGGAGATCAAGGCGCGAGACGATCTGATCACGGATCCTGAGGGGCACCGTGCAAAGCTGGTCGGACTGGCGATGCTCGCCGGCAGGATGCGCCAGGTGGGGGAAGAGGAACTGAACGAGATGCTCGATCTTTCCGACGCCGCGCGACTCTGGGCTCTGGTTGAGTGGGAGGAGGCTGAACGGATCGGTCTGTTCTCGGGTGGAGCGTCAGACCGGACCTATGGGTTGCAGGTTATAAAAGGGAGAGGGTGAACGTCGGCAGGACGCCGGAGACATGGCTAAAAAGCCATAGTGACTTTTCGAGTGACATCGTGATTTGCGGTAAAGCACGGTTAGGCATCGTTGCAGCGAGCGCCAAGCCGGAGAGCCTTACGTTACGCGGGCTGTAGGCCAGTCCGCTTGCATGGGGTGCTAGGGGTCGAGTGTTCGAATCACTCCGTCCCGACCATATAATTCAAAGGGTTGCGAGATTTTATCTCGCGACCCTTTTTTATTTTTGATCGTTTTTACCCCTACAAAACGACTGGCTTTGGGTCGAATTCTCACCTCTTTCGGAGGAGATGGGCGCAAGATTTCTGGGTGCCAATGTCCCCCCGCAGTAATTTCGGCGATGGAGGGCAGGGATGGACCTAGTTGACGGCTCGTCAGGCAGTTTTCAGCTTTTGCTGTGGGGGTAGCTGATGGCGACTACTTGCCTCGCTCGCTCTGAAAGACCTCCTGAGCGTCGCAATGCAATTGATTTGTCGATTTTTTTCTCAAGTTCCGGATAAAAATCCATTACGAGGAGACGTAACCGATCTAGAAGTTTGGGATCATTTTTAAGCTGGTCTCGTAAGTGGACTGCGTAACCGTAGTTGGAAGTTAAGGCATCGTCGGGTGCAAATGCCCGCATCCACTTCAGCATGATATCTGCGTCCCCTCCGAAATTTATCAGCAGGTCGATGTAGCGAATCAGCTGGGCCGAAGCGTTATAAAGTGTATATCTGTTGATGTCTAAGATGGACGTTTGATGTTCGACTGCGATCTTCTTGATGTCCTTCCATCCCTTACTGAGCTGGAAGGATCCTTTCATACTTACAGAGATTGTTTTGGCGGTGGGTTTAAGTGGGGTCAAATGACCCTGTTCGACAGGTAGCGCCCGAATGGCCCCGGTAGTGACATTTACGTCGATCAGTAGCACGGGAATTAACGAAACAGACAAATAACGCGCGGTCGTGGACTTCAGGCGGATTTTACCTCTATCAGTCCTGGTTCCTTTGATCTGCAATCGTATAAGTGCGCCGGTCACTGAGCCTCGCTTCTTAACAATCTCAATTTCCGCGTCCAGACCGTAGTCTTTGGGTAAGTCTCTATAAATCCAGCCTTTTTTTGCAACGGCTTTTTTTACTAAAGCGGTTGCTTGATCGTCAACTACATGGGACTTCGTTCTCATAGGAAGATTTTCTGTCATTAGGTCCATCTAACTCTGTCTCTTGCGCTTGTTGGAGGAGGGACATTCAATGCCGTTTTATTTTTTGATCACTGGATAAAATGACGCATGTTTATTAGCTAACTACAAATGATCTCTGCAGGCCGGTGGTGATCCGTCGTCGGTGCTGAATTCACTTGCCCCGCAACCCAACCACACCCTTACCACTTGCACAAAAACGGCACCAGAGTACGCTTCAATCGGATCCAAAGGAGGGATTGCGGTGCCGAATTTTTTTGTTGAGCAGGCGGGGACGCTGAATCTGTTTCAACAGCAGCGTACTCCCAATCATGGATTCAGACCTGGACAGTTGGGTGCGTTGCACGCAGTTTTGGCGCATTTTTCCGTGCAGGACGACCCTGCCATCGTCTGTTTGCCCACTGGCTATGGAAAGACCTCCTTGATGATGGCGCTTCCCATGCTGCTGGGGCCGGCGCGTGTACTGATAGTGGAACCTTCAAGCGCCTTGAGAAAACAGGTGCATTCACATATTTCGGTCATGTCCACACTCCGGCGGATTGGTGCGCTGGCTGAAGATTGTCCGCTTCCCGACGTGCACCTGCATATCGGCCGTCCTCAATCCCTTGAAGAATGGCAATTGCTTCAAGCCTACGATGTCGTCGTTTCGACACCTTCAAGCTCATCACCCGACCTAGCCCCTGGTGCGCCGTCGGATCTCTTCGATCTTGTGATCTTCGATGAAGCCCATCATGCTCCGGCCGATTCCTGGATGGCCTACGTAGAACACTTCACAAAAGCTCGGTTCTTGTTTCTCACGGCAACGCCCTTTCGACGAGATGGGCGCGTCATTCCAGGGAAGCTCGTTTATCGATATCCGGTAATGCGGGCTGTCGATGAGGGGGCCTTTGAGCCAATTAACTTCTGTGCGGCACCGATCGAGGACGAACTCGATGATGAACACGTTGATCAAGCCATAGCTCGGGCGGCTGTTCAGCAGCTTAACGAGGACAGGGCAAACAGGTTCGATCATAGGCTGGTTGTACGCGCAGGGACTATCAAGGCCGCACAGGATCTAGTGCCGCTCTATCAAGGCCTGGGCATAGCGGTCGAGGCCGTTAGCAGCAAAGTTACGAAACGTCAGCAGGAGGCGATTGAGGAAAGGCTAATCACCGGTGCGCTGGAAGCGATCGTTTGTGTGGACATGTTCGGGGAGGGTTATGACTTTCCGAAACTCAAGGTGGCGGCGCTCCATGCTCCCCACCAGTCTCTGGTTCCCACAATTCAATTCATTGGACGCTTCGCCCGTGTGGACGAAACCACAGGCCCGCCAACGCTGATTGCACCAACTTTCCGTATCAAGGAGGCAACAGCGTCTCTTCTTAAGGAAGGCGTAAATCTTGCGCAGATGATTGATGAGGCTGCGATCGCTCAACTCGCGGGATCTCTGGAGGAGCAGGAGTTTATGGAAAGGCTCCCCGTGAGGAAGATTGCCGAATCTGACTACGAATCTGTCTCGCCGCTGTCTTTTAATTTATATGCCCATGTACGTGTTTTCGAGTGTGACGAGCCACCGAATTTTGGGCTCCTTGACTCCACGATTGGGCGGCATTTGCGGATTGTGAAGCAGTGGGGAACGCAAGACGGGACAATCTCGTTGGTTTTGACGGCAGACGAGACGTCTCCCAATTGGGCCATCTCTGATGCTCTGATCGATGTGCGTCACGACGTGTTTCTCTTGATGTTTTTCGAGGCGGCAAAACTCTGCTACATAGGGTCGACCCGTCGAACGGAAAAGCTTTACCTCAGCATCATGGACACGATTGCTCCCGGTGGCTGCAGACCACTTAGCTACCAACAGACCAGCAGGGCGCGCGCGGGCTTGGAGGAGGTCAAGTTTTACAACGTTGGGCTGAAGAACACGACGTTCAATTCGCAGGGAGAGACTTATCGAACCCTCACTGGCCCCCAGGCGGAGAGGGCGGTGACAGCTGGCGACAGTCGAGTCTTCTCCCAAGGACACTTCTTCGGCAGCGGTATGAATGGACAGGTCAAGGAAACGATTGGCGCAAGCAGCAGTTCCCGGATATGGAGCAATCAGCGGCTCTCGATCCTTGATTTCGTTGAGTGGGTGCAAACCCTGAACGGACGCCTCTCCGGTAATGCGCCTTTTAGCGCAACCCAGTTAGACATCGTGCGCTCTAGCAAGCCTTTGAGTCGGTTACCAGATGTGGTCATAGCGGCGAACTGGCCTAAAAGCGGATTCAAAAACAACCCGAAAGTCCGCTTTCGGGCTGCCACCCAGCAGCGCTTTCAATATTCGAGATTGGTTGAGTGGGACATCCAGAACTTTCAGTGCGACCTACAGGCGGGGCAATTAGCCTTTGCGCTGGTTAGCGCCTTCGGCGTGGTGCCAATGCGATTTCACTTGGCAAACGCACGGATGGTGACGTGTCTGGATCCTGACGTCTCCATCGAAATCGAATCTGCCCACGATTCCTGGGTTGCAATGGCGGACTGGCTCTGCGAGCACAGTCCAGTGTTCTATGCCGCCGACAAATCATCCTTTGCGGGAATGAATTTGATGGCTGCACCGTTGCTGCAAACCGAACGTTTGGCTCCTGGCGATGCAGAGATCATCGATTGGAGGGGCTGTGGCATACACATCGAATTTCTACCTCAGGATCAATCCCCCGAGACGTTGCGAAAGCGAGCCCTGCTCGCGGGAAACCTGACCGTGCAGGAGCACCTGGAGCGACACTTGGTCAACCTGCCGGATGTTCAAGGACTCTTCTACGACCACAGGGCGGGGGAGGCCGCGGATTATATCTGCGTCACCAAGAATGCTGATGATGAGGTCAACGTCAGCTTCTACCACTGCAAAGGTGCGGGTGGGCCACCAAGTGGAGGCCGTGTGGGTGATGTCTACGAGGTGGCAGGACAGTTGGTCAAGTCGGTCTATTACTGCAACGTGCCGACGATTGTTCAGCACATGGAAGATAGGATGCTTCCAAGGCACACATCACCCTCCTACTTTGTTCGCGGCAACAGAGCCGACGTTACTCAGCTGTTGAAAACTACACCGGCCACCAAGCTCACGTTTTCCGTGATCGGCGTTCAGCCTGGCATTCGCCGCTCGGCTATCAATGCTCACCTGAGTGATCTTATGGCGTTCTGTATCAGTTACGCGAGGCAGGGAGGGGCAGCGAAGGCTTACTGGTTGGTCAACGAACCAGAGAATTGA